AAAATTTACAAAAAAAAAAAAATATTACCAACAACGTTAGAAAAAACAACGTTTTTTAAAAGTGATTTTCGTCTCAGTGTCACAAATTTGAAAAAGTGAAAAAACACAAAAAAAAACTTAAAACCATAATAAATCAATATGTTATTTGTATATATTTAATATAATAGCAAATTATAATAAATATATTATTTATTTATGTGACAAATAAATGTTTTTATTTTATAGTATATTAAATACATGATAAATTACATACATTATATTTGTATATATTGTTAATTCCTTAAAATTTTAATAATAAAAATTTTTTTTTATTAAAATAACTATTTGAATATATATTATTTCAACATATATATTCCTTATTTTTTTAATACTAATGCGTTTTCGTTTTTTTATTACCATTTAACGTTTTAATTAATTCGCTTAATTTTTTTTCAAGAGAATCATAGTCAATATATGTTTCCATTCTATATATAGTAGTGTTTAATGTGCATTTATTATTTTCCTTTCTATATTCTTGTATATTATTTATAATAGAATCATAATTTTTTAAAAAATGCTCTGTCATCGTAGGATGAAAGTGTGAAAATATTATATTATTATTAGTTATAACCTTGTATATAGCGTGTTGTATATTTTTATATTTTATAATAGAATTATAAGGTTTAACATTTTTATTGTTTTCTAAAATACCCGGTTCATTTAATAAAGGATTATCATTTAGTAGAGTACATAATGTTAATAAAACACTAGAAATTGTTTGACAACCAGTCCATTGATCGCCACTCCATGTATTCAATATAGAAACACATACCTTACCATTTCTATATAAATTTGGATTAAATCTAGTGCTTCCATCATTTGTCATATATTCGACTTTTGGTGGTTGAAATGGGTAATTGGGTGGAAATTTAAATTTAAATAAATAATATCCATTATGATATGGTGTACCTTCCGGTCCAATAATCATTGCGGTCCCTTTTAACATGTCATTATTATCATGTTTATAATAGATGCCATTATTTTCCAATGGATGTTTTATTATTTCTTTAACATCCAATAGCAACCTTTTAATTGCATTTTTTGAAATTTTGATTTGGCTCATTAATAATTATAAATCTGTTTTTTTAGATTATTTATTTATATATTATATCCCATATAATAGAAAGTATTCTAGGTAAAAACATATGTTTCATATTTAGCACATGATTTAAAAAAAAATTGAAAAAAAATTATATAAGGAGAATATAATAATATATAATATGAATAGCAGCACATTTGATTTGTATATTAAAAGTAAGCAAACAAATTCTATAAATAAAAAGCAATATACACATACTAAAATTGGTGATAAATCCAAAAATATATTTGGCGGATGTTTCATTATACCAGAGAATGAAAAAGATAAATTTTGGAAATTATATTTTCAACATGTATTTAAAAATGGTAAGAAGGAATATTTAACAGAGAGACAATTATTTGAAGATGGTCCAATCCTTATTGATATAGATATGCGATATGAAAATACGATTGAAACAAAACAACATACAAATGATGATGTTCTGCAATTAGTAGGTTTATATATGGAACATGTATCATCTATTTATAAAATAGATGATAAGACCGAAGTTTCTATATTTGTAATGGAAAAAAAGACCGTTAATAAATTAGAAGATATAACAAAAGATGGTATTCATATTATAATTGGTATTAAATCAGATAAGCCCGCGCAAGTATTATTAAGAAATAAAGTGCTGAAAGATATGGAAGAAATTTGGGGTCAATTACCATTAACTAATACATGGGATCAGGTCATTGACGAGGGTATTACTAAGGGTAGTGTTAATTGGCAAATCTATGGGTCAAGAAAACCCGGTTATGAAAGATATAATTTAAAATATTATTATACTGCTGAATTTTCATCGGTTGACGAAGAATGGGAATTTGAAAACATGGGAATAGAAACATTTAATATTGAGCAAAATATACAATTACTATCAGCACAATACAATAAACATATTCAATTTGACATTAATGATGATGTAATGAATGAAAATGAAAATAAAAAAAAACAAATGAGCAAAAAAAGAGAGAATAAAGTTAAAAAAAAGGTCAAATTAAAGGCATTCACTGATATTAATAGCATTGATTATGAATCTATTTCAAACATGAAAGAATTGGATATGGCAATAGAGAATATGTGTAACCCCGAAAATTATGGAAAAATTGGATATACATATGAATTAAAAGAAACACATGAATACACTATGATATTACCGAAAAATTATTATGGTCCGGGTTCATATACTAAGTGGATTCGTGTTGGGTGGGCATTGAAAAATACAAGTCCAATGCTATTTATTACTTGGTTAAAATTCAGTAGTCAATCCGAAGAGTTTGGTTTTGATCAAGTATCTGATATGTGGGGTAAGTGGGAAAATTTTAATAATAATAAGGATGGGTTAACAAATCGTTCAATAATGTATTGGTGTAGAAATGATGTATCGAAACAATTTAAAAAAGTGCAGGAAAGTACTGTTGATTATTATGTTGAGGAAGCCATAGAAAGGAAAGGATTGGATTATGATCTTGCTAATGTATTATTTCAATTATATAAAGATAAATATATTTGTGCTAGCTATTCGAATGGCATATGGTTTGAATATGATAAAGGTCGTTGGGTGGAAGGAGATGGGGGAGTGGAAATTAGTAAGAAAATATCCAATGAAATTTGGAAGTTATTTCTTGGAAAGTTATCTGAATTATTAGATCAATTGGCAACTAAAGTTTTAAATAACTTTGATGAATCGGTCGACACTGAACAAATTCGAAAAAAAATTCAAGCAAAACAAAATACAATTTATGATATTATGGATTCCCTTAAAAAAACACCAAAGAAAAAAAATATTATGAAACAGGCACTGGAATTGTTTTATGATAAAGACTTTTATAATAAATTGGATAAAAATGAACAGTTATTATGCTTCAATAATTATATTGTCGATTTTGAAAAAAATGAATACCGTATAGGAAAACATGATGATTATATATCATTGTGTACTGGTATTGATTATATTCCTATTGATATAGTAAAACAAAAATACATGAAAGAACATGATGAAATAATCGATTTTATCGCAAAATTATTTCCAAATGAAAATCTAAGAAAATATATGTGGGAACACCTTGCAAGTTGTTTAATTGGTACAAATGAAAATCAAACGTTTAATATTTATTGTGGTTCAGGTGCCAATGGTAAGTCAAAACTTGTTGAATTAATGTCATTAAGTCTTGGAGATTATAAAGGTATTGTACCAATAACTTTAATTACACAAAAAAGAACAAGTATAGGTTCTACTTCATCTGAAGTAGTCCAATTAAAAGGTAGAAGGTATGCTGTAATGCAAGAACCTGAAAAAAGAATGCAAATAAATGAAGGTATAATGAAAGAAATAACTGGTGGTGATGAATTACAAGGTAGAGCATTATGGAAAGAAACCATTACATTTAAACCACAATTTACACTTGCCGTTTGTACAAATACATTATTTGATATTAAAAGTAATGATGATGGTACATGGAGAAGAATTCGCGTTAGTAATTTTGAATCAAAATTCTTAAGTAAGCCATATAAAAATGAAAAAAAATTCCCAAGAGAATTATATCCATTCCAATATAAAAAAGACACTAGTATAGATAAAAAATTTAAAAAATGGGCACCAGTATTTATGTCGATGTTAGTTGAAATTGTGTATAAAACAAAAGGAAGGGTCACTGATTGTGATGAAGTGTTAATGGTTAGTAATAAATATAGAGAAAATCAAGATCACTTTTCGGGATTCATGACGGAAAAATTAAAAGAAGAGCAAGGTGCCAAAATAAAGAAAACGGAATTATCAGAATCGTTTAAAGAATGGTATATGTTAAATCATGGTAGGGGAGTACCAAAACCAAGTGAATTATTTGAAAAAATGAATCAACAATATGGTGTATATATACGTGGGGGGTGGCATAATGTTAAATTAATATACGATGAAGACTCTGACGATGAATATTAATATAAATAAAAAAAAAATTGAATTATAAATACATATTTTTTATAAATTAAAATATGTATTTTAATAATATATTCCCAAAAATAAAAACCATTTTAACACCAGTATTATATTATTTGTTCATGATATCCAGTTTATTAATAATATATAATATTGTATCATATTACCATTGTACTATTTGTACTGGTTGGAGATCAATTTTAATGGTACCAACACCATTATGTTCATATTCTTTATGGATATTGACAAATATTTCTAATATATTATATGTTACATATGGTGTATGTATAATGACCTCGTTTGCATATATTTTATCATTATTCAATATAACTAATTTAACTCCTTATCATCTAGGCAATAATTAATAAAATTTCGATGAAACGTGTAACATCTTATTTATTAATAAATAAGCAACTAATAATACTGGTATTATAATATAATTATAATTATCCATTAATCTTCTATAAAATAGAATTAAAATAGAATAAACAACTACTAATACAATAAATAATATTTTGATTATATTATTCATTTTTAATATATTTTTATTTGAAAGACCACTATAATAAGTACGTCTATCATTTGTTAAACTTTTCCCAATAGTATTTTCTTTTTCTGACTTTAATTCGTCATATTCGTCAATTTGATCTTCTAGATAAACATCGACGTTTTTATTGTAGTACTCTGAAATGTTATAGTTATTAATTATTGCATCTAACTCGGCTGTTTTATCCATTCTTTCTTTTAAATATGAAGATACTAAAGAATCTCTCTTGTCGTCATATTGCTTGTCCTTCGAATTTTGATAAAAATCCTTTCCTTTTGTGTAAACAAAATAGTTTTTTTTTGCTTGTTCCAATTCTTCTGGTGCAGACTCATTATTATTTTTTGCATCGTTGTATATTTTTTTGAGTTCATTTGCTTTTTTTTTTCTTTTGCATTCTGTACCGCAAACCACGTTTTTATGTGCATGATTTATCATATCATTAATTTTATCTAAATAAGGTGGAAATTCCATATAAATATATAATATATAATGATAATATTATTATGTATTATATTAAACCGTTTGAAAATTTTCTACATTAGTATGATGTGGTTGTATTTTATTTCCAGCTAATTTAACGGAGTCCTTTATATTAGCTGTTTTATTTAAATTTTCAATACATTTATGTTGTGATTTATCATATTTCATACCAGTAGAACAACATTCTGCTCCAATACACCCACCCATATTCAATGATCCATTTAATCCCTTATCTCTATTTGTTGGTTCAGATAAATTCAATGGTTTTTCTTGTCCCATATCATATTCGCTGAAAATCATATTACTTCTTGAATTTAAATCATATATTTTGAATATTACATATAAAATACAAGTGCTTACAATTAATATATTTAAGGTAATATACATACCATATGGTAAGAATCGAAGTTTATTTAATATTAATAAAATAAACAATGGTATGCAAAAATAGAGTATCAATTTAACAATTTTAATTTGCCCCATAACTTGTGACCCATAATAATCATTAAATTCAACTGTTCTGAGATTATGGTCCTTCGTTTTTTTAACATCATTAATTTGTTTTTTGATGACATTTATATCGTTTTCTGTCATTTCAATCATTTTCATTTGGGTATCAAGATCGTTTTTCGCATCAGTTACACCATTGTTTGTTACTGTATAAATATCTTGAAGCATTTTAAATAAATTAATTCTAGTAGTTGAAATTTCATTAATATTGTTAATTATACTATCTTGATAATGTAATTCTTCACCATTAGACATACTATTTTGTAATTGATTAAACAAATTTTTTTCTGTCTCTTGTAATTGTTTAATATTTTGTATTGTTTGTTCGTGTTGGTTTATTGGTGCAGTTTGATTATTCGAATTTGAATCCATATCTATATATTTGTAATATATAATTTTAATAATAATAAGTATTTTTTTGTACAAGTGTGACTATTAAATAGATCATAATCAATAAAATTACAATCGCCAATACATATTTTGAATTTGAACGAATGTCCATTAAATTTACATTTATTATAGTAAGAATTACAATCGCAGCTAAAACACTCCAGAATATAAGCATTGATATATTATTATTTTTATATAATTCACTCAAGTGACCCCTTTCTTTTAATGAATTTATATTACCTTGTGTTTTTTCTAAATTTAATTTATCCTTCTTTAATTTATCAATGTATTTATTTAATTCACCTTTTTTATCCCCAATTTGTTTATTCAATTCAACATCACTAATAACCAACTGACCAATATCCATCTTGATTTTTGTAGATAATTCAATAAGTTTATTATTTAATTGTACAAGTTCTTTCCATTTTGATTTATCTATTAACATTCTATTACAAGAAATAGAGCTAGTCATTTCATTATTGTTTGAATTAAAACTATCAAATTCATCATTTGTTAATGTTACAGGTTTTAAATTACACGTTTTACTTCGTTTTTCCCACACATCTTCTGTGTAATCATATGCTTCACCTTTAATATTAATCCATTTTCTATCACCATTTTGATTTTGAATATTTTTACCAACCATATTGCAGGGTTGATTAATATTCATATTTGCACCCGATTCAAATTGTTGAAGTTCATTTTTTGTTATTTTCATATGATTACTGGAACAATTTTTTGGTAATATTGAACCATCATTTTTGTTAAATAAATTTTTCAATATAGCACCACTATTGTTTTTAAGATTTTGCTTGTAACCGTAATTATTAATATAATACATATCGCCATTATCAGTATAAACGTATTTTCCAAAATATTTACTAAATTGAGCCTTTGCTTTATTTCTGGATATAATGTCGGTAATATACTCCTTATAAATTGTGGTGTAATGCTGTAGTGTATTATTAAATTCATTTTCAATATTATTCATATTAAACATAACTACATTTTCATTTTTTTTTTGTAATGAAGATTTACTATTCATCGCTTCTTGTATTGAACCTAAACTTCTAGAAGAGGTTTCTTGAATTAATTTTGTATGATTCTTTTCTTTATTAAAGAGAGATTTATTGTATAATACAAACCTTTCTCCCTGTAATAGACTTTCATCATTATTTGTTTTCACTAAATTGTTTAAAAAATATTCCATTATTATTGTTATACTTATACAATAATAATAGAAAAACTATCTATAAATTATTATTAATTTGATATATTTCTTTTGCAAAAAGTGTAATAATACCAAATGATAACGCACCAAAAATATATGTTGACATCCTGTTATTGTTATAAATTTTCATGTGATTTTCGAATAATAAATTAGAAGTAAGTATTTGGTCCTCACTATTATCAATTTCACTTTGGATAGTCGAATTTGTTTTTTTATATTGATTAATTTTTATATCTGATGTTTTTACATTGTCAGCGATATTCTTGGTTTTATGCAATAAATCTCTCTTTATTGATTCCATTTTAGAATTATTATTTTTAATAAAATTAATTGTTTCTTCATATTCGTTATTATATTTTTTAACATCGGGGTATTTCAATTTATTTTCATATACTGTTGATAATTGGTCCAAAAGTATAAAAAATGCTAAATTATTATTGTCTATATTGTTTTTAATTTTTTTTATCGAACCCATATATATTTGTATTATATTTTAGATTAAAAAAAATATATTTAATTAATTTGTTAAATACAAATTCGATAAAACTCTGATGTAATAGATGTTCTTGATGGACGAATAATCTTACACATTTCACCTGGCCTCAGACAAATCGCTTGTGCAACAGGGTCAAATCGCGATATCTCTGGTATCTGTTCGTTATTCATTATATTATATTTTTGTCTTACCTCATTACTTTCTGATTGTGATAATACAGTGTGTGGGGGGACAATTTTATGATTTAATATATTAAATTGTAGTCTTTTAAAACTAAAGATGACAATATATTTTTTTTCCGTTTCCCAAATATGAGTAAGAAATTTTAACAATGTTTGATTTGGTTCAGATTTTGTAATAATTATTAATGTATCGGTATTTTTCAACATTTCTTCTATATTATACAAATCTTCAATGAATTCATAAATATTTTTATCTCGTAATGTTTTTCCTAAATGGTATTTTATATATACTTTTTTCTTTTTTGAATTTTCTAGAAACATATCCAATTGTTCATTTTGATATAGTGTATGGATTTCATTTAAACTAAAGTTATTATAAATTGAAATATCATATCCTTGTTTTTCTAATAATTCTAATATTGTTTTTCTTGATTGAAAAATTATTTTTGTTTGTCCACTATTTTGTGCCATTATATATAATATAATTAATCTTTTAATTATATTATATTTTCAATTATTTAATAAATAGTTATTCCTTTTTTTTAATAACCAAACTGATTTTTTTATCAGACGATGATGATAAAGCATTTAACTCTTCATCCGGATTTGAAACTGATTTATCATCTGAATCATATGATTTATCATCTGAATCATCTGATTTATCTTTTATATCTTGTTCGGTTTCTTTTTTTGATATACTTTTACTAGAACTTTTTAATATACCCTTTGAAGGTTTAAATTGTACCATATCATCTTTTAAAACAAATTTTGGTTTTTCTTCTTCATCTGGATTTGAAACTGTTTTTGTTAATAACTTTTTTAAACCCAATAAATCTTCATTGGATATAGATTCATGGTGTTGTGGCATATCAGGATCATAACTAGGTGAACGTGGCATATCAGGATCATAACTAGGTGAGCGTGGCATATCAGGATCATAACTAGGTGAACGTGGCATATCAGGATCATAACTAGGTGAACGTGGCATATCAGATTGAATAGGTGTATTATCCTTAAACGGTGATTGTTTTTGGTCATTATTTTCTTTAGTTTGTTCCAATTTTTTTAGATAATTTACATCCGAAGTTAATGCTATATTATCAAAATTCACAGTGTAATTGTTTTTATTATTTTCTTCTTCAATTTGAACAAATACATTATTTAAATGTTTTTTAACAATAAATTCACCCAATACATTTGGCATAAAATAATAATAAACTTTTGTTCCAATCGGATATAATGTCATATTATCTTTTGGTAATTCCTGTTGCATCATTCTCATATTACTTTGCATCATTCCCATATTACTTTGCATCATTCCCATATTATAATCCATTATATTTGCAAATAAAAATTGATCATCGTGTACCCGTTTATTTTCATCAATATATTTCTGTTGATCAGTATCATCTTTTTTGGCAATATTTTCAGATTTAACAATATATTCAGAATTATCATTTGAACCTGAAAATGGATCATATATTTTTAAAATAATTAAATTATCATCAAGATATCCAATAACTTCAAAATCTTTTTTGGTTGATTGATTTATATAACTAGAAACAATGGTTCCATTTGGATATGTTATTTGTTTATTAATAAATGGATTTACAGCCTCTTCTTTGGTATATTCTTCCACCTTTGGTTTTTTTTGAACTTCATTTTTATTTAATTCATTTAATTTATTAATGTCAGAAACAATATTATGATTTAATATTTTAAAATTATCTGAATAAGACAATGAAGTCATTTGATCAATATTATCTTCTGTAATTATTTTCATTTCGATATTCATTGTTTTTAATTCCTGCATAAGTAATTTAAAAGCATATGGTACGTTAAGAATACTAAAATTTCTACCATATTTGCTCACTTTATGAATATTTATGTTATTAATATCTGTCATTGTACCAGAAAATTTAATTGGACCATCACATTGAGGACTTAAAAATAAATTTTCACTTTCATTATAAATTGCGATTGAACCAGTAATATTACATATAGCTATTTGGAATTTATCACCTCGTTCCATCAATGATTCTTTTAAGAAATATGATGCCCCATGTGATAAAATACAATCACGTTCCATTTCACCAATTCTTAATCCACCATCATTTGCTCTACCTTGCACAGTTTGCCTAGTTAATAAAGTTCTTGGTCCTCTTGCTCTATAATTTATCTTATCCTTGACCATATGTTTTAAACGCATATAATAAGTAGGGCCAACAAAAATGTTACTTTCTAATTGTTTTCCAGTAGTTCCATTATATAAGATTTCAGTTCCACTAGAATGAAAGCCACTATCTTGAAGTAATTGACCGAAATATTCATGTTGTGGTCCCTTATTATTAAAAGCAGTACAATCACCAAATCCACCATATATAGCACATGCCTTTCCAGTTAAACATTCAACCAATTGACCAATTGTCATGCGTGACGGTATAGCATGAGGGTTAATTATAATATCCGGTTTTAATCCATCCTTTGTAAATGGCATATCTTCTTCAGGTATAACAAGTCCAATGGTACCCTTTTGTCCACATCGACTACAAAACTTATCGCCTATTGCAGGTATTCTCTCTTCTCTAATTCGTACTTTTGCCAATCGATTACCTTCTTCCCCTTCGGTCATAAACGTTTTATCAACATATCCCAACTGTCCTTTTTTGGGAAAAACAGACCCATCATTATATATATTTGGATTTTCAAGATCATTACTAACTTTTCCCATTAATACAATTTTGTCATTCAATTTTGTATTTTCTTTTATTAACCCATGTTTATCCAAATGAGAATAATCATATCCAGCCTTTAACCCAACTACATTTTCGTCTTCAATGTTAGAAAATTTTGATACCAAGACATCACCACCTAGTTTTGACGATTCCTCTCTGGTTTCATACATATTATAATATGTTGTGCGAAACATTCCTCTATTCAATGAACCTTCATTAAATAAAATAGAATCTTCTACATTATAACTACCATAAACCATAATAGCAACGATAGTATTTTCTCCATATGGATGCTCTTCATTATGGATATATTTTAAATATCGACTTTTTAAAAGGGGCTTTTGCCCATAATTTAATATAACACCCATTTTATCAATACGATTTTGATAATTTGAATGATACAATGATACACCTTGTTTCCCTTGACCACATGCAAACAAATTTCTAGGCAATTGGTTATTTTCAGGAAATACAACTTGATTTCCCATAACACCAAATATCAATGAAGGATTTATTTCAATATGTGTATAAGGTTTTAATTTTAGACTAGAATTATTCATTGCTATTAAAGCACTTCCGGATTCAGCAGTATCAATAAAATCAATAATAGCATTTTTATCATTTAATTTATCAATATCATTTACATCATATAAGTCTTTATAATTTTGATATACATTATTTTTTTTATAATCAAATCCGGTTTTTTTGTCATAAAATCCAGTTATAAGTTGATCCCATGTAAAATCATCTTCTCTTATTTTTTTAAGTACATCTTCATTTTCAAAACTTGGACGATTTGTTTGTTCATTCATATAAAATATTGGGCGACATAACCTACCATAATCAGTATAAATATGTAATTCATTTAATTGAATATCCCAATGCACACTATTGTATATCGGAATTAATGCTTTTCTTCTATAATCTTTAATTTTATTTTCAATTTTAACAGGATTAACAATACAACCAACCCAGGCACCATTAACGAAAACCTTTGTTGTTTTAGACAAAAAATCTGAACTGCATTCTTCTATAGAATACATTGTACCATGTTTTCTCATCCATTCTATCATCGGATATCCGGAACTTCCATAAGTAATATGAGTTGTAAACGCAAGGTGTTTGTGTAACCCACAATTTCCCCCATCTGGCGTATCCACAGGATCAATTATACCCCACTGTGAACAATGTAAATGCCTAGGCCCAGTAATTTTTGCACTACTATCAAATGGTAAATTTAATTTTCTTAAATGAGAAATAAATGAATTAAACGATAATCGATTAAGTGGTTGAACAACACCCATTTTTTTTGTATACGATTGAGATCCCCAGTTACCCTTAAATGCCTTTCTAAATCCATCTTCAAGAATTTTATTTTTAAAAATGTCTTGAGTATTTGATTGTACTAATGTCTTGAAATTGTCACCTTGGTATTGCCCTGTATGAAATTTATATTCTTTATCGATAGACAATCGTATTTCATTTTGTTGTAATGTGAAATATTCTTTAAATAAATCATACATGAGTGAACCGGTTAATTCAACTCGTTTGAATTTAAAACTGTCTCTATCAGTAGCATTATGTTCTTTCTTGTATACTTTTAATAATCGAAACACCATATATCCTATAAAATATGCCTTTTGTTTATAATTATCTTCGCCTACATGAGGTAAAAAATAATTCATTAAAATATCATGGACACCAGCAATCGTTTTTGCTTTCGTGAATGTTGCAATATATTTTAAAGCAACTGATTGTGAAAAAATATTATTTGAATCATGTATAGATGGAATGAAAAAATCCAAATTATCCTTGTGTTTTTCTAAATCCAATAAACAGTGTTCAATTATTTTTTTGTCAGATAATACACCTAATGCCCTCATTAATATAAACAGTGGTACTTCTTTTCTTACATTAGGTACTAAAACAACTATCTGATTATTACTATATACAGAACTCGGTGCAATAATTCTTACAGCCGATGTTCTCATTGGTTTCGATGCATCTTCAGAAACAGAACGTATCTCTGCCGAATGACTATACATATCATTCGGTTTTTCCCTTATATAAATCATATTGTCGGCAAATTTTTCTTGTGGAATAACAACCTTTTCTTTTCCATCAATAATAAAATACCCACCTTTATCATTTCTACATTCACCCATATTAAATTTCACATCAGTTGTTAATCCGTTTAATATACATAATTCAGAATTCAACATAATAGGAAAACGCCCTAAATAAGTTTTATTAATTGTTTCTTCATATGTTTCAATCGTATTATCAGATTTGTAAATTTTATATATTACATCAATGTCGTAATGTATCGATAATCCATATGTCATGTTTCTTAATCTTGCTTCATTTGGAAACATAAAGTGATGTCTATTGTCATCATATATCGTTGGTTTTCCATAATAAATTTTATTTCCTTTTTTCCCACCTAAATAAAGTTCACATTGCAATTTAAAATCTTTTATACCATTATCATAATCCTTTAATAATTTAATTGGATTTTTTTCTTTAAAAATACGCGGTATTCCATTTTTAAAAAAATCATTATACGAATCCAAATGATGTTGCACTAAAAAATTTGGGTTATCATTACAATATTTATCTATAATTTTCCATGATAATTGTTCCATTTATATATATAATATCATAATCATTTATTTTGATATTATAACTTATAATTTGTTATATTTTAAAGGAATATTTGTAATAATTACAAAAAGTGTTTAATTTCATCTACAGTTAGTTCTAAAACAAACAAACCGATGGTTACAAACATTAGAACAAGTGGAAATAAAAGGATTAACCATGAAAGCTTAGTGTATTTAAAATCACACAATTTTTGCAAAATAAATGTCCAGAATAGAACATAAACGGCTTTTGCCATAAAAATAGATAATGTATTTGTTACAGAGCATGTGAAATTACCAACACAATACTTTTTAGAATTTCCTAAATTTTGTACAATTAGAACAAATATGGAAACACATGATAATAAAAAATAAACTTTTGCTGGAGTGCAAAGAGATTTTACAGTTTTAACTAAATTCATTTTATATATATAATAAATATTTTATTCGATATCAACATGTGTCAATATATGTCTTCTACAGCATATTTTATTTAAATTTAATTTATCCATAACTTCGCCTTCTATTGTTTTATCTGAAAAATTTGTTGTTAAATACATAACGTTATTAACATCCATATTATTTTGTAATTTTTGTTTTCTCACTTCTATTTGATAAAATCTATATTTATCAGCTAATACTTTACCGCAGGTGAAACATTTTATTGGAATAATCATTTTTAATTATATTATAATAAAAATATATAATTAAATCAATTTTATATATTTATTTTATCTAATTAATACGATTTAATATCAACACGTTTTTTTAATTTCATATTTTTCATATCCATTTCATCTGTTTGTGTTATTTTTTTTGCACTTATTTTATTTAAAATAGAAAATATATATAACATTAGAAATAGAAGACAACTTACAATGAGTATAAATATTATTTGTATACCACTCCCATTTGTTTTATAATAATTCATAATCTATAATATATATTCATATAATAGTTCATATGTTACTATATAGTTATACTAGGTAACACTTATAAATTCATAACCATCAGATGTTTTCATTTTTTTCATTTGTTTATTTTCTGAATGAATTTCGTCATGACATTTTTTACAAACATTTGCTAAATTAGCTGGGTGGTTTTTATGAAAACTACTATTATCAGTTACTATATAATTATTGTCGTTTGCGTATTGTTTATATTGCAAATGATGCACATCATCGCCTATGTTTTTTTTACATATTTCACAATTACCTTTTATTTTCTTACTGTTATAAGGTGATTTATCCATATTCAAAATACTATCCAATTCAGGATTGTATTTTATTCGTATATTTTCTGCTCTTTTAATAAATTTATCTGGTAATCCAAGTGATTTGCAAACTTCTAGTCCATACATTGTTTTCCCAGGTCCATTTTTTAATTTTCTATTGTATATTATTTTTTTTGTATATGGATCACATGTTATACTCATATGTTTTAATGACAATGTTTCCAAATTTTGAATTTCAGAATAATTTTTCAATTCATGATAATGTGTTGCAAATATATAAGAACTATTTTGTGTATTCATTTGTTCCAGTGTGGCAACAATAATACTCAATGCCGAATAACTCTCTGTTCCTGAACATATTTCATCACCCAATATAAGACTGTTATTATCACATAATTTCACAATAGTTTTTAGTTCTGAAATTTCTACTGCATACGTGGATAGCCCTCTAAACAAATTGTCATTGCCTATTATTCGTGTGAAAAGATATTTATATGGATTAAAATTGAAATAACTACATGGTACATACATACCAGCCTGTGCAAGTATAACACAAATGCCCAATGCTCGAATCAAACTAGTTTTCCCCACAGCATTTGTTCCATATAACAAAAATCCATACTGAGTTTTAAACCCCAAATCAAGGTCATTTGTTACATATATTTCATCTTTTTGAAGATGTTCGATCAAACAATGGCGTAACCCTTTAACGTCTACAAATGAATCATTTTTTTTTGTAATTGTTGGTTTAGTATAATTATATTTTTGAGCATTATGTACATTACAATATAAGACATCAATGTGTGTAATAAAATGATTTATTTCATTTAATATTCCATAAAATGATTTAAAATTAGATAAAAAATCGTTATATGCCTTTTCAATATTATTCAATAATTTATTTTTTGATAAAGTTATATTATTATATATTAGTTGTAATTTTGAATTTGTCAACATTTTATTGCTACCACTATATTTTAATATTTGTAAATTATTATAATTTTCCAAATTTATATTATTGTTGTTCTTTTTCAAAATAGTTAATAATATATCACATCGCCTTGATGTTGCGATAATTTTAACACCATGTGTATTTGAAAAATCTATTTTAAAATAGTTGTTATTGTTATTTTTTTTCTCACACTTACTTAATAAATTATTCAATTCAGTACATAAATTATCCAATTCATTATTATATAAATCATATTGTTCTATCGATTGTTTTAAATATTCGTATTCATCTATATTAAATAAATTATTAATATTATAATCACCGTCATTATTAATATATTTTTCAAAAGAAAAACTATTAATATTAGAAGCTATTTTAATATTCATTTTTGAAGAAATAAATTTCTTTATTTTTTTGCAATAACTAGATATATTGGTTAAAGGTTTATCAAACATATTGTTTAAAATCATCTTATCCTTTTTAATTTTATTGTATATTTTTTCGATATAAGAGAGAACATTATGAAAATTTGAAAAATCCGAAGGAGACACCTTATTGTGAAAATAATTTCTATTAAATTTTTCAATATCACTTATGTGAGAGAGATTTTCTTTTAAAAAGTCACTATATTTTTTATTTATAGTATGTTCAATTAATTTATAAGACCTTTCCATATCTTCATGGATAGTGGTTGGATGTAATAAACGTTCTTTAAATTTCCTTTTCCCCATATTTGTCAAACAATTATTTAAAAGGGATAAAACCGAAGAAAATTTTCCACGATATTGTTGATTATTAATAATATTTAATTGTTTGAGTGAATGATTTGCCAATAATAAATTATCGCTATTATTTTCGAATACAGGTTCAGAAATTTCTTTCACTAATAGTGAATCGTGACGATTTACATATTCCAACAAATAACATAACGATTGTGTTGCAATTGTGTGATTACTTAAATTATATAATAATAAATCAATGTCACTATTTGGGTAGAATTTTTGAAAAATTGCTTTTTGATATACTTGTTTTTCGCAATTATCAGCAGAAAGCAAAATACAACTTGATGAATTATCATTACAATTACCATTATCATCATTTAAATTTAAAATATGTATACTATCACAATTTATATTTGTATATTTAATGATATCATGTATAGTATCATTGTCTAATTTGGATACAAATATAATTTCTTTTGGATTATTAATACACAAAAAACGTTCCAAATCATCGTATACCGACGGGGTATGGTTATTCTCATTTTCATATTGGTAATAAAGAACATTACCTGTATTAATATTTAAAAGTGACATACCAATCTGTAATTTTGTAATTTTAACATCGTTAAATGGTATATAAGATTCGATCCATATACATGCAATATTATTTGACAATACCTCATTTTTTGATGAGAAATATGTTCCAGGTGAGTATATTTTATGCAAACTTCTTGATGTATTCTTACCTTGTACATCTTGTGTATAAATAATTACTGTATAATTATTATTTATTAACGTATCTAAGTATTTAACATGCAATTGATTCATGTGAAATCCTGCCATAACGACATTATGACCATTGATTTTAACCTTGCTTTTTTTTGCAATTGCCAAATTACAAACTTTTGCATATTCTTCTATATTGCTCTTTATATAATTGCCCTTTTTATCAACCAAGGCATAAACTTCAAAAAATGTACCAACTTGGTAAAGTAAGGCCATATTGCCATCATATTCAGATTTATATTGATTGTAGTGTTTCAACCATAATTTTATCATTGACATAAATGTGTATTTATTAATATTATATATTATAAATTCTTTAAACGCGTTTATAATATATTTAAATTATTTTGACATGTAATTGTGTAACAAAACTGTGCTGCTTGTATTTTTTACGTCACCTGATAAAATAGAATTTTCATATAATGAACGGATTAGATAATTTGGAGCAACAGAACCATATTTTAATAATCCAGATTTAATTAATTCAGATTTAATATCATGGATTTTCTTTTTTCGTAATAAAATTTGTTCTCCTTGAATTTTTTTCCTGGTTTTATTGTTTTTTATTAATACAGATACCTTTTTATTTTTCTTCCCTAATTTATATGTTTTCTTTTTAATTTTTCTTTTTAACGTTCGTATATGTTTTTTAATTTTTCTAAATTTTTTATTTAATATATTGTTAGCAATTGTATGTGCACTTGATCTTAATTTTTCTATTTTCTCTCTTTCTATTTTCTCTCTCTGTTCTTTAATTTTTAATTTTATTTTATTTAAGATCATTTCCCTATTGGAAATACGTTGTTGTTGGTTTGGTGTATGAAATTTATTATTTTTCATAGTTTTATTTATTTGCCAATTTCTATATGTGGGTTTATTTCCATTTTTTAAACATCCATATGGTGGTGTTGGTTTTAAAACAACTGGCGGAATACCAATTGGATTAATGGTATTATAATTGGGTATATTTGCGTTCCTTAGTTTATTTGGTAATTCTGTATATACATTGATTTCATTATATGGTTTGTTGTGTATATGTGGTTCAACACGATTCCGTATAGTCACATTGTGCATATGTCGTTTGGCTTGGAAATTACTAGATTGAACATTTTCAGCCCCACTTTGTGCCAATTTTTCTCTCTTTAAACGTTTCCTTTCATCGCGTTTCTGTTTATGTTTATTATACAATTCCTCCAGTACTTTAAACGAATCATCAAGTGCTGTAGTATTTATTACTTTATTGTTATTTTTCTTATTTTTTTGATCATTATTATTTTTCTCACTTTGCAATTTCTTCTTCCTTAATTTATTTTGTTTATTTTTAAGTTTTCTTATTAATTCATTCCGCGTTTTAGTATTTACACGCACATTAGGTTTTTTCTTCCTCTTTTTAGTTTTTTTATTGTTATTAAATAAACCTGGTGTTATTTTGATTGTTTTTTTATTTGTTTGCATAATAATATATAAATATAATATTTTATTATGCATAATATTATTTATTAGACATACATATTGTGTAATAATTCTTTAATTTGACTTTTCCTATTTTTAACTTCTTCATTCTCAAGATACATTTTAAACCCATTTTTAACATCTTTCATATTTATTTTAGTTTTTTCATTTTTGTCTAAACAAAAAACCCTTCTCGCATGGGCTATTTTAGTTTTTGAAAACAATGTTTCCATATCTCTCCCATAATATTTGAAATACTCCATATGTTTTTCAAACCAAGAATTTTTAATTATATTTTCCTTTTTAAGTGACCAACCCGCATCTTTAATTTTTTTAATATATATTTCCTTTAATTCTATATGTGAATAATCATCTGTTTTAAATCTCCATGTGAACCGTGATTCCAATCCAGGATTATAATTAAAAAAACATTGTTTTAAATCATTTTCATATCCTGCAATAATAACCATTAACTCATTTTTATGTTCAGACAATGCTTCACATAATGTGTCTATACATTCCTTTGCAAAACTATCCCGTTTATCAGGGTTACCGAGTGCATATGCTTCGTCAATAAATAAAACACCACCGAGTGATTTCTTAACCATTTCAGTTGTTTTTAATGCTGTCTGTCCTAAATAACCCGCAATTAAATCCGATCGTGTTGCCTTTGTAAATGTTCCATTTTTCAAAATTCCCATTTTGCTATATATTTTTCCCATTAATTTTGCAATTTCAGTTTTTCCGGTTCCGGGGGGGCCATAAATAACGGTGTGCATGAAATCATTTGCAAATTGATAATTATTTTTTGAACATTTATGTAATTCTTGAATAAAATATATGATTTGATTAACAACATTATTTTTTAATTTATTCATACCAATCATATTATTCAATTCACTTAATGGTTCCTTTATATTATGTATTGCTTTCATATTAATATTATATTCAACATCTACTTTTAATGGATATTTTTCTATTAAATCTAAAATATCATTAATACTGTTTAATTCAACTTCAATTTTAACATGTATTTTTTTAATAGCAGGTAATTTTGAATATGGACTAGTTTTAAAATTAGATTGTTGATTGTTATATTTGAAATTTTTAAAACTATTAAAAGGACTATCGGGATTGTTTATTATAGCATTATTTGTAGGGTAACTGCTATTATAAAATAAACCACCTTGGTATTTATTATCAAACATATTTAACAATTCATTCATATCATCCTTTTTTTTTTCATCTAATGTTATTAATGAAAGTGAATTTATATTTTTAAAATTTAATGAACCGTCTTCTAATAGCATATTATTATCTTGTTTATCTGGTTCATTTGATTTATTATTCATAATTTCTACCATATCAATTATATACTTATCAAATAATGTCAATAACCTTTTATTATTTTTTTTAAAACAAGATATATATATTGGTTTATTTATCATTAAATTTGAATCATATAATTTTTTATCATTGTTATTATTATTATTAGATAAATCAATCGATAATATAGTTTCCAAATTGTCGTTATTTGAAATATCTTTTAAATTATTTATCGTATTTTTTTGATTTTGTTTTTTTGATTTTGTTTTATCATCATTATTCGTTTTTTTACCATTATTATTGGTATTTTTATTAGAATTACTCATATATTATAAATATATTATAATCTATATAATATATTTATAATTTAAGAATAAATTGAAGTAATTCAACCAATATAGTTATAATCAAAATGTATAATTTAAAAAATATCATTGATAAAGAATTCAATTCAAACTTAAATGAATATCATGAAATACCATGGATTATTATTAATTCTTATTTTAAGAACAATCATTTAGAGCGACTTGTTAGACATCAAATCGAATCATATAATAATTTTGTTACATATGAATTACCTAGAACAATAGAAATGTTCAATCCAGTTACAATACATTCAGAACATGACTATGTTGCTGAATTAGATAAATATAAACTTGAAATATTTATAACATTTGAAAATTTTAATATCTATAGACCCCAAATTCATGAAAATAATGGTGCTACTAAATTAATGTTTCCTCATGAAGCTAGACTTAGAAATTTTACATACGCTTCCAATATGAATATAGATATAAATATAAAATATGTAGTGCGTAACGGTGAGAATCTTGATATGATACAAACGTTTCATAAAAAATTATCTAAAATACATATTGGAAAATTACCAATAATGTTGCGTTCTAATATATGTGTATTAAAACAATATGATTATTTGGATCACAACATTACTGGTGAATGCAAGATGGATGCAGGGGGATATTTTATAATTAATGGTTCTGAAAAAACATGTTTAGTGCAAGAGCGAGCTGCAGAAAACCAAGTGTATTGTTTTGATACATCAAAAAGAAATAATAAATACTCTTATACAGCAGAAATTAAATCTGTACCTGATTGGAAATGTATTTCACCAAAACAAATCAACATGACAATAGCATCCAAAAATAATGGGTATGGTCACCCCATGTATTTACAAATTCCCAGAATAAAACAACCAATCCCATTATTTATAGTATTTCGTTCGATTGGTATTATATCAGATAAAGAGATTTGTGAAAAAATATTACTTGATATATCTGATGTTAATAACAAAGATATGTTACAATATTTAAAAGCATCAATTGTTGAATCGAATAATTATTTAACTCAAGACGAATGTATAAAATATATAACAAGCTACGCAATGTTTACACCAATTAACATGGATAAGGAAAAAGGATATATGAAAAAACGCGAATTTACAATCAATGTATTGAACAATGATTTATTCCCACATTGTAGAAATATATTACAAAAAAAATATTTCCTGGGGTACATGGCAAATAAATTGATAAAGTGTGCTCTGGGTATATGCAAAACGGATGATCGGGATTCGTATATAAATAAGAGGTTAGATTTAACTGGAAGACTATTGAATAATTTGTTTAGAAATTATTTTAATAAATTGGTGAAGGATATGCAAAAACAAACTATAAAGCAAATAAACACTGGTTCTTGGAGGTCAAAGGATGAATATATTAATATTATAAATATGACTAACATTTATAAAATAGTTAAATCTACAACAATAGAAAATGGATTAAAAAGAGCATTGGCTACAGGAGATTTTGGGATTAAGCATACTAATAGTAATAAAGTTGGTGTTGCTCAAGTTCTTAGTAGACTTACATATATATCTAGTCTGAGTCATTTGAGAAGAATTAATACACCAATTGATAAAAGTGGAAAATTAATACCACCTAGGAAATTACATAACACATCATGGGGATATTTATGTCCAGCTGAAACACCAGAGGGAGGTAGTGTTGGTGTTGTTAAAAATATTAGTTATATGGCTCACATAACAATACAATCCAATAGTCAACCATTACATGATTATGTTGAGCCAAGTTTAATAAAACTCGAAGATATAAATTCAAATAAATTAAATGGTATGGTTAAGGTATTTGTTAATGGGTGTTGGTTAGGTGTTGTTGAAAATGCGCAAGAATTATATTTGGAACTTAAAAATAAAAAATACAAGGGATTAATTAATATATACACATCTATAATATTTGATTATCAAAATAAAGAAATTAAATTATGCAATGATGCAGGAAGGGTAACACGTCCATTATTGAGAGTTAAAGATAAAAAGTTAATGATAACAAATGATATTATAAAAAATATATATAATAATAATATTTCATGGGAAGATTTATTTACAAATTGCAGGTTGGAAAATTCTGTTTTAGAATATATTGATCCATTGGAACAAAATAGAAGCCTTGTCTGTATGAAACCTGCCGATTTAAATGATAGTGAAAATTCATTAAATCATTATACGCATTGTGAAATTCATCCAAGTACTATATTTGGATTATTGGGTTCATGTATTCCATTTCCAGATCATAATCAATCACCCAGAAATACATATCAATGTGCTCAAGGAAAACAGGCGATGGGTATATATGCAACAAATTACGATAATCGAATGGATAAAACGGCATATGTATTATCATATCCAATGAAGCCTCTTGTAGACACAAGAATTATGAATATGTTAAAATTAAATAGTATTCCTTCCGGAAAAATGGTTATCGTGGCGATTATGAGCCATTCAGGATACAATCAAGAAGATAGTATATTATTTAATAAAGGAAGTCTTGATAGAGGTTTGTTTATGGCCACAATATATCATGCTGAAAAAGATGAAGATAAAAAAATACATGGTGATGAAGAAATTAGATGCAAACCGGACCCATCTATTACAAAAGGTATTAAATTTGCAAATTATGATAAATTAAATGAGGAAGGTGTTATTCCTGAAAATACATTATTGGAAAATCGAGATATAATTATTGGGAAAGTACAACCAATAAAAGAAAATAGAAATGATCATACTAAAATAATAAAATATCAAGATATGAGTCGATTATATAGGACACATGAAAAAACATATGTTGATAAAAATTATATTGCTAGAAATGGTGATGGTTATAAATTTTGTAAGGTAAGAACAAGAACAATTAGAAAACCTGTTATTGGTGATAAGTTTAGTAGTCGTCACGGGCAAAAGGGTACTATAGGAAATGTTATACCTGAATGTGATATGCCATATACAAAAGATGGTTTAAAACCAGATATTATAATTAATCCTCACGCGATTCCGTCACGAATGACAATTGGACAATTAAAAGAAACATTATTGGGAAAAGTTTTATTGGAATTGGGATTATTTGGTGACGGAACCTCATTTGGAAATTTCGATATATCTGATATTTGTGAAGAAATGATTAAAACAGGTTATGAATCCAATGGTAATGAAATAATGTATAATGGTTTAACCGGACAACAAATGGAAACATCTATATTTATAGGGCCTGTATTTTATCAAAGGCTAAAACATATGGTGAATGATAAACAACACAGTAGAAGTATTGGTCCAATGGTTAATTTGACTAGACAACCAGCTGAGGGTAGATGTAGAGATGGTGGCCTTAGATTTGGTGAAATGGAACGAGATTGTATGATTTCACATGGTGCTTCAAAATTCACAAAGGGAAGAATATATGATGCTTCGGATAAATTTCAAGTCCATGTTTGTAATAAGTGTGGTATGATAGCATCTTATAATGACAAATTACATGTACATAAATGTAGGACTTGTTCTAATAGAACCGATTTTAAATTTGTTAAAATACCATATGCATGTAAGTTGTTATTTCAAGAACTGATCACAATGAATATAGCACCTAGAATAATAACTGAATAATAAATAATATGATATTATATATATGTTATTCACAGTAAATAATAATGATAAATTAAATAGTGAAATGCGTTCAACTGTTGTTAATGCATTCAATAAAAATGTGATTGCAAGAAATTCTAATTCATATCAAAAAAAGATGCATATGGATGGAAAATTTAAATCTATAAATGGGAGGGATTATATATATTATAAAAAATTATTATTAACACAGAAAAATATGAAAAAATAAACTATAACCAATAATCATAATTAATAAATAAAAATATAAATAATATTTTTTTATTTATTTTGTTTTACACGATAATTATTTTACTCGATAATTATTTTACTCGATAATTATTTTACACGATAATTATTTTACTCGATAATTATTTTTATATTTGCGTTTTCTGCTTTTTCCCTTTTTGTATTTTCTCTTTTTTGTTTGTTTTTTTGTTTTCTGCCTTTTCCCTTTTTGTTTTCTGCTTTTTCCCTTTTTGTATTTTCCACCCCCTCGTGTTGTCATTGTATTTTGATGAATATTTGATATTTTATCAATTAATAATTTTATATTATCTAGTATTTGTGCATGTTTTTTTATTATAGTTAACGGTATATTTAATTCTGGGTTTACATCTAATATAATTTTAATTGCAGGGTTATTTACCGAATCCTTTATTTGTTTTATTGTATTTAATGTTTTAATCATTGCATTTTTAGAAGTTGAGTTCATGGTTACCTTATCGATAATATTATATATATTTTTATAGTTTTCGTTTTCTTTTACTAATTTTATAGCATTATTGGGATTATTTTTAAATATCAATACCATATCATTTATCAATTCTGGATTTGAAATTAATTGTTTAACAGTTTCAATATTATTTTTAACAGTTTCAATATTATTTTTAACCATGTTTATCTTATCTTGTATTTGTTGAAGTTGATTACTAACTGAATTCATCATACCACTTATAATATTTCCCCCATTTTGGTCCATATTTTCTTCCAATTTATTTTTAACATACATATAATCATCTTGAAAATCTTCTGGAACATTATTTTCATTAATCATATTAAAGTAATCAAGTGCAGTTTTTCCATTACTGTCTCTAATATTTGAATCTATACCTTTATCAATTAAATATTTAGCTACATTGAAGGCCATTGAATCATTTGCAATCATTAACAATGAAACACCATCTGCATCATGATTATTACTTACATATGGTGTTAATTTCATTATTTGTCCATCATGATTTTCTATAATATTTATAATAATATATATATTATTATTAGAATTTGCACTCGACATTACTAAATTTTCTAATATAGAATATTCATTATCATAACTGATATTGGGACTTATTCCACACGACAACAAATAAAGTATAAAAATATGTTGATTATTATAATCCAAATTTTTTATAATATTTTCCTGATTTGCAACTAAGGCATCTTCTATATTGAAATTTTGATAATCACCTCCATCATTTATATGTTTTGTAATAAAAAAACTTATTTCTGTAATTAAATTAATTAAGTGTTCATCTGTAACAATCATTCCGGAACGTTCACTTCGATTGCTACTTCGACTACTTCGCCCACTACTTCGATTGCTACTTCGATTGCTACTTCGCCTACGTGTTCGATTGCTACTTCGATTGCTACTTCGCCTACGTGTTCGATTGCTACTTCGATTGCTACTTCGATTGCTACTTCGATTGCTACTTCGATTGCTACTTCGTCCACTATGTCTACTTCCTCGATCCATTCTAACATTATTAAAATCTTGATCTAAACTTCTTACAACATTACTCCTGTATAATTGAGGCCTTGATAATTCTATACTTTCAATTGACCCACTTTCACCTGAACCATCGCTAATATCACTTATTGTCAATGAACCAATTCCATCAATATTTTGTTCCTCTATTTGTGCAGAATTTGCGTCAGGTTGCAACGCTTGATCATAATTATTATTTTCATATGCATCAATTGCATCTTCGCTAAATTTATAAAATTCATCATCACCTTTTTTTTTTATCATCGTAAATCCAAATAGAAAATTTGTTATATCAACTTTATTACTATTACCAGTGTTTTCAACATCAATAAATACTAATTTTTCATTTGTTGATTCATTTGTATCATAATATTTTTCTGTCCCAACAGCACGTTCCCTATCTTTAATAATAAAAATAACATTATCGTTTTCTGTTGGGTCAAAAGAATGTTTATCCAAAAAATCTTTAAATCTCTCTACTGTCCGTATATTATATGATATAAATTCCGCATCACCTCCATGTTTATTCATTTAATTATATATTATTGCTTTATTTTTTTTTAGAAGCTATTTTATAAAATAAATATAGTAACATTAAACATAAAGTAGTGTAATATGCCTTACATATTATACCAGATGGTAATGTATCAGTCTTATAATTATTTTCATATCTATTTTGAAATCCTTCACCTTTTGGGCAAGTTTTTCCTGTTAATGGATTCTTTTTATCTTTAAACCAACATGGATTTAAACTTTTAATATCCGTTAAGGTAACATATTGTTCTTTATATGATATAACATTTTTGTTATTAGCCGTTTTTAAAGAAACCTTTTTACATTTAGGGTTAACACCATCTAAAAAAGAAGAAAATATAGAAAACGGATTTAAATTATTCATATTTGACATTATACCTGGGACTAAACCTTCAAGAAATGTAAAATCTTCACCTGCTAAACTAGACAAAAAGGGAATATCACCATCTGGTATATTATTAATATAAACATACCGATCAACAGAATTATATTTATCTTCATCTGTTTCTTTAACAACTTTATTACCACATGCATCAACAATGTGATGTTTATTATCAGCATCTTTTTTCTTGTCAGCATCTTTTTTGTTTGAATCAACATCTAAACATGAAGCTCCTGTTTTCATAAAAAATGCATTTCCAAGTGGTTTTCCAGTATCAGAAGCACCACCTCTACCTGTTATTAAAATTTTAATATAATCCATTAATCCTTTAAAGTCATTCACAATACCATCACCATCACTCGTTATGTTTAATTCGTCTAACCCTTTTATATGTTTCCAATATGAATAATCCGGTCCAAGTAATTCTTGTTCTACCGAATCTACATCGTTCATTATATCATCAAAGAATGTCATATAGTATATTAATATATATAGATATATTAATATGCTGTAAGAATATTATTTTTTAATTTTTAAATTTTGTTTCATACCATTTGGTATATATTTATTATTGGTAATAGATTGGTGGGCACTAGCGGTTGATTGTACTGCGGCCATATGTTGTAATCGGGTTATGTTTTTCTTTATATTTTTAATATCTAACTGTATAGCAGGGATTTGATTTTTAAGTTGTATTAATTCTTTCATGTGTTCGTTTAAAAATTTAATATTCCCCGCGTTATGTTGTGCGAGTATTAATGGATCGCTACTATATGCTTTATATGCCGTTGCATCATTATCATCCGATTTATTTTCTAAACCTTCCTTTAGGTTTTTAATTGTTGATAAAAATTGAAATAATATTAATAAAAGTAGTAGTATTGCGATATAGTTTAAGTACATTATATATATTATATTATTATTTTCTATTATAATATATATAATGAATGATCAAGATAAAAAGTGTGCTGAAATGAACACATTACCAAATGAAACAATAAATGACGTTTTTGATAATAACACAAAAACATGGACAAATTACAAGATAAATGGAGATACTTCTGTAAAATGTGATACATGTATAAAAAGGGAAACATCAAATAATACATATTTTTATAATAGACAGGCGTATTTAGATAGTAGAGGGAAATCATTACGAACTCATAATACTATATCATCATATGATGATACAAGTACAACAAATGAATATGAATTACAAGCAGGAAAAAAATGCAGCAGTAGTTCTTTTAAATTTTTTAAGGGGGTTTTAAAATATTCAAACCCACAATATAGTAAAAATAGTGCTGTTTCAAGTAGTAATAGAATTGCGCGTTTAAAATATGAAACTATCACAAAAAATTATAATTCATTAAATAAAAATTTGTTACCATCATATAAAACAAATTTGAAATACAGGGGTCATTCTGAAGCACCAAATATATTAAAAAATAAAATTTCAGGAAAAATATGTACGAAAACTCGCGGAAATCGGAGATGTATGAAATTTATGTAATATAGAATTGAAAATAATATGTTTTAAAAAATTGATTTAAATTATAATAAATTTATAAATTTAAAATTATTATAATGCCATTAAAAATATACTGCAAAAAACTCACAATGAAAAAAATGTTGGAAGATGTACAGAAAAATAATATAGCGACTTCAGAATATAACAATCACATTCATTTAATATCTAAATTAACATCTAAACGTCACATCGAAGTACTTCAAACATCAATTGATTTGGAATATATATTTGATTATGAAAAAACAGATCGCGCTAAATATTCTACATATGAATATTACATAGATGATGCATTTGAAAGTTTGTTTTGTGGTTGGTATAATAAAAACAAATTTAAGGAAACACATTTCTTCACTAAATTAAATAGTTGTTTAAAAAAGAATAAAATAGTGTTCGTATATTTGGATTTATCTTATTATGTTATAGAAAAAAATGAAAAGGATATAAATGAACAAATATCACATTCTTCAGCGTTAATATTTTATCCCGCAAAAAACAATAGATATAATGTATATCATTTCAATTCACATGGGGATACTAGTGCGTATATTAAACAATACAAGAAATATATTTCAAGGAAGAGAGATAAAGTTATTCATTTAAATACGGGATTAGATAGGTATTTAATCGGAAATTTGGTTTCATCATACAATAACCACATCAAGGAATATGTAGATGACTATACTTTGTTAAATTACAATCATACAAAAAAACACAATTATGTTGGTGCAAACTTACAAGTTAAAGACGAACATGGGATATGTTATATGTTTCCATTCATATTATTTTATGAATTGAATAATTATTATACAAAACAAAATATAGTATATAACGAAGAAAACAAGTCGGGAATATTACCATCTTATAGTCGTCTTATAAAGTCACATAAATTTGACATCATATTATATTTGATATTAACAAAATATGATAATAATATTGGTAACATTTTATACAGTCATATAAAAAGAGGTACATGTAAGAATAAATTAAAAATAAAAGAAACAAATATTACAGTTAGAGAATATAATTTATATGATAAAATTGAAGATACACTATTATTTTGCGAAGAAAAAGAAAATTATATATTTAAAATGCATAAATTCTTCATTTTGTATATGTTACAAAATAATTTTAAAAAAAAATTAGAAACTATATTGAAACAAAAGTAATTTAATTACGTTTTCTTTTCTTGTAAGTTTCATGTTCAATATATTCATAATTTTTTCCTGCGAATTTATAAAATCCCCATTCTTGTTTTTGTGAAAATGGAATAAACAATGTCCAACAATCAACATTATCTTTTAATGTTATTCTATGTATATGATTTGCATCTACATATTGAAAATAACCAGGCCCACACCATTTTTTAACTCTTTCCTTATTTAAATCATTATCAACAAATGTTTCTTCCCAATATCCACCCTTTAAAATAATTGTAATATAAGACCAAGGGTGATTATGCATGTCATCTGTATCAGACAACAAGAATTTATGGATAAAAATATTAAATGGTGAAGATACGCGGTCTTTTAAAAAAACATAATACCGTTGCAAATAATCATCTCCATTAATGTCTTTAATTACTCGCTTTCTATATGTATATTCCATAATATAATCCCAACTGTTAAACACAAATAACAATAAATAATTTAAAAAAAATATTAACGAATAAGCAAATGTTATATTACAACATAAAAATGTACTTAATAGAATTGTTAATGTTGGTACAACGTAAAAATACGAAATATTACACGAAACATTACTTATTAGTGTAATATGTTCTTTTATATTCGAATGAACTTCATTTCGTATTTTATTAACATCAATGTCATAACTAGTATCGATGTTATCACTGGCATCATCACCATCATCAACAATAGTTTCATCATCATCATCACCATCATCAACAATATTTTCATCATCATCACCATCATCAACAATATTTTCATCATCATCACCATCATCAACAATATTTTCATCATCATTACTATCGTTTACATAATAAAGAACATCTCCAGGTTTTTCCACGCGTGTATTTTCATTTTTATTATTATTGTAATTTGTATCTGTCATATAATAATTATAAAAAAAATTTGTTTATTTAGTTTTTATATAATATATAATTTTTTCAATGTCATGTTCGTATATTTAATAATGTTTTTTAAATTCATTTGAAAGATGGAGTTTAATATTGTATTCATTAATTTTATTTACAATTGGATTTTTATTTTCTAACAAATAATTAAAATCAGAATCTAGTTTTAGTTCAAACAAACAATTTTTGTATTTATTTAAAAGATCATACAATTGTTTATCTGTATCGTTTATCATCATATTGTATTTATGCAACATTTGATTTTTTGTAATTTCTTTTTCTCTTTTTTTAAGATCACTTAACTCATTTCGGTTCATTCTTTTTTCTTTATTTTTAAGATTTAATAAATATTGCCCCTTGTCCTTTTTTGCTGTTTTGCTTTTTTGCAAAATTTCTTCTTTTTCCTTTTCATATTGGTTTTTAATAGCAGGGTACATTTTTGATAATTCAATATTATTGAAAGTAGAAGACTTATCATTGTATCTTACACGTACACCAATATTTTTATCTTTCATAAATTGTGGCTTGTTATCACCATGCAAATTATTGTATCTTGCTTGTTTTCTTTTTTGCCATTTTGAAACATATGGGTTTCTTTTAAGGGCTTTTGATACTTTATGTGAGTAATTCACACGTGTAGCAATGCTACCTTTTGATACACCTGATGTGCAACTGTTTTCATTGTATACGTGGTTATATTTCATTGTAATGCTCATTTTATTATTGCGTATAATATTTTATATATATTTTCGTTCAATTTTTTAATAAATAAAAAAAAATTATATATATATTATGGTTTTAAAGTTAAAAACACTCATAATGACAGAAAAACCATTATTTGACATACATGATAACTATTTACCAAAAGGGTTTTATTATTATGATATAAAAAAATATACTCAATATAATACTGCTATTGGTTATGTTATATCTGACACAATATTCAGTACATATGAATTTAAAATGTTTACAGTAATAAAGATAATGGCAAAAGCAATATCAAAATTAACACGTCAAACTGAATATGAATATAATATAACAAAATTTAATTCACCATCTAATTCACCTGTAAGACTACCAAAATCATTATCATGTAGTGTACTTCCATACTTGAATGCAAAAAATGTTGTTATTTCAAACAATAATAATAATAACAAATATAAATATAATAAAAAAATAAAAGCGAAATCGAAAAAACAATGTGACGAATGTAGTATATGTTTAGAACCTTGTAGAAATGGACGCTACAGATTACAATGCAAACATATATTCCATAAAAAATGTATAAAGGAATGGTTTAAAACAAATAAATCATGTCCGAATTGTAGAATTAAGTTACCAAATATTAAACTTTGAAATATATTGTATATATATTATTTATACAATATAATGATATATTAGGATAAAACAATTTTTTCTTGTATCCATTTGTGAATGTTATTATTTAATGGTTTAAATATTTGATTTATTCCATTTAAAATTGATAATTTGTCTTCCGTTTTTTTGGTATTATTTAATAAATTTAATGTATTTTCCATAATGTTAATATGATAATTATTATATAATTTATTTATATTTATAAATACATCATTAATATCTATATTTTTATCTATATTTTTATAATCATTTTCATTTGTTGTTTGTTTAGATTCGTTGTCACTATTAAAATCTTCATTTTCAGATGATGAAGATTCATTATCACCATATTCATGCTCTGATTCACCGTGTTGTTCATCATCGTATTGTATATCATTTTTTTTTGATTGAATATCTAATAATTGCGTATTATATTTTTCCGGTTCACACAAACAAAGTTTATACATTTCTAATGTATGTTTTAAAGTAATTTTTGTATTATTATATGTTTGAATTAATATATCAATTCCCGTAACTGCTTTACTAATTAACATATCATACAAAATTCTATTATTATTTTTTAAATGATTATAAAAAATCGGAAAACGATTTATTACATTAAATAAAAAATACAACTCTTCTTTATTATCAGCATAATAAGTTCTAACTATCGATTGTTTCCAAGATGGTGATTGTATATATAATATATTGTTATATATAGAAATTTTAGAACCAATTTCACAATGTGAAAGCAATGCCAATTGAAATATCGCCTGTAATGGATCAAGAATTATATCTGATTTTTCCTTACTATGATTTTTATATGTATTTAATAATGAACTCATTAATATATAATAGAATTAAATATTTATATTTAATTTTTTTTTAAAAATATTTTCCTCTTTATTTATATTTGAATTACATGATAGATTGTATTTCATACACCAATTTAAACATCGTTGAATATTTTGTTTTTTTATATTATATATTTTTTCATTGTTATTATATTCTATTAATTGTATTGTATTTATTATATTTTCAATTTGTATTTGACCTAATATAGCGTTTATATCTTCCAATTTATTAATAAAAATATAAGGAAATTCTATATTTAAAATACAAATATTATCAAATTTATTGATGTCCTTTAATATATTGTGAAAAATATCAACAAAATATTTGGTATTAATATTTCTGAATCCCTTACATACAATATATTTTTCTGAATTTGCTGTTCGGCTTGTCTTTGGTTTTGTTATATAAACCGAATCATATAACCCACACAGTAAGAATATTGCATCAACTGTTCCTTTTGAAAAAATATCAAAAATTTTCAATATGAATGTACCCCCCTTTTTTTGTATAGCAATAGCATTTGCAATTTCAGCATAAATTAATTTTGCACACATTATTTCCTGTTTGTTAAAATTTATAGAAAAATCAAACCCACCATCAGCAGTAACTAAATCCATTGTATTTTTAAACTTATTATAACAATATAATAGGTTATCCGGGTTCATTATGTTCCCAGTGCCATCCATACCATATTCAATATTTATATTTGTATTTTTATTTAGATAGGAATAACTTTTTTTCCACCCAGGTATATTTCTATCATTATCATCAATTAATGTCATACCATGATAATTATCTGATATATTATTTCTTAAATAACATAATGCTTCAATAAACCCACCAGGTCCTTCTGCGAGATGAAAACTGTTTAAATTATTTTTTGGTAATTCATGTACTATATTTAATTCATTTAACAATTCTATCATTTTAAAAAACGACCGTGATAATGGTGTATAATTGCAAACAGGTTTATTAATATGTGGTATATTAGTATGTATATATTCATAATTATTGGTGATTTTTTTAAAATTATCCCATGATTTTTTGTACAATTCGATTTTGCCTTTAACTTTATTTAAATAATGATGTAATGAATTACTTATGAAATTCTCATTAATGTTATTATATATTATTATTTTATAAGTTAGTATTGGTATAACTATATTTGGTAATAAAAAAGAATACATTTAGATTAATATATATAATATAAATGTATTTAGATTGATTAATTAATAATTATTTTTAATAGTAATTATTGTTTTAATAGTAATTATTGTTTTAATAGTAATTATTGTTTTAATAATAATTTTTTCTTTATTTTCTTTATTTTCTTTGCTTTTATATTATTATTTTTACCCTTTTTGTCTATCGGAATTTCTGTTTCAACTACATCTGGGTCTTCATTTAATAATATATTATCTAATTCTTCTATTTCATCATTTGATATAAAATTGTTTGATAATTTTTTAGCATCAATACTATGTGTTTTTTTGAAAATGCAATAATTATTCAAAAATGAAATTTTCTTTTCTTCTTCTGTCATATTTGCAGCATCTTTATAAAAGTTATTACTGAATTTTTCATTTTCATCAAGCATATTTTTATATAATACACTAAATGAATCACACGATTTATTTAATCTATTTTTTTTTAATTCTTCTTTCTTTAATAAACTAAAACCATAATCATTCATTAATTGTGTGAAATATTCAAAGTTAACAAGGTATTCTCTAAAATATTTATTAATGGTTTCCTGGTATACATTTATAGAATATCCAATACTTGTATCATCATCATCAAATTCAACAAATGAATATTGTTTTTCAATTTCCCATATTTTTTTATTATTGACATATAATTGTATAGATTCACCCTCTTTTTTATTTTTTAATTTATTGAAAATTTTTTTACCATCATAACATGTTCCGATAAAATACCCACCAACTTTAGTACATTCACTAATATTTCTTAAAAAGTTGTGTAATGTTGATTTATTTTCAAACATATAATGCAATGCAAATTGTATAGAGCTTATATTAAATCCATCCTTACCAACACCATATTGATTATAAACACCCGTGCCCATTTTCGTTTTATCCTTTGGTCCTTTTCCAAAAACTGCATTTGTTACCATTTTCCCTTTATCTGTATATATAGCATCTGTTGATTTAATATTTATGCTTGTATTACCATTGACAAACAATGCTTTTGGCATTTTTTTAAATTTTTTCTTATAGTTTAAATATCTAGCACATACACCATCTAGTTTATTTTCAATATTATCTCTCATTATATCAATTCCAAATATGAATGATAAATTTGCACGTATCCATTTAGGTAGATCACCGCCCTTTCCAACAGCATAATCAATCAAAGTATCGTTTTTATTTGATACTATTTTAATTAATTTATTTTTAACATATAAATTATGAAAATTCCTAAGAGCTACAGTATAACTTTCACCCATATATTTTTTATAATAAACATCTTCCGCTATATTATTTGGTATATCCTTACCAGTTGTGATCATTTCTTCAGTAATTGGGTTATGTATTGTATGCCAATTGCTATTTGCAACATGATATGCATTACCATAATTTTTCTTTCCGCTTTTATATTCTTCTGTTTTATCATTTCTTATACGTAATGGTACCCATCTCCATTTTTCAGGATTGGTTTTAACATACTTAAATTCTACAATTGTATTATCATCAAATACTTCACCTTCTTCAGTAAACATTTTATAATTGTTATGCTTGTCTCGAATCAATTTAATATTACATACATATGCGTTTGGATCATATGGATCAGTTGGATGAAATGGTACAGGTTTATAATCACGTTTATTATCGTATGTGTCGTGTTCAATAGCATCATCATCAATAATCATTTGACATGGGTTTATATATCCATGTTTTTTTTGTGAATATCCAACTCTCAATGTTAGAGTTTTATATTGTATTATATCATCTATTTTTGTTACATTACTACCATCTTCATATAAATTATTAACAATATCCATTTCCGATTCATTCTTAACGGTTGAAACAAGGAAATCAATTGTATTAAACTTTTCTGGTTTCCATTTAAATGATGAATCCCAAGTAATTTTAAAATTTGATATTTCATCATCTTTTTTATTTTGTCCAACACCCAATGATGATGGTGTAAGGATTAATCCGTCTACTTCATAGTCAAATAATCCCATATTTGTTTGATCCAATAATTGTTTGCAACATTCAAAAATGTCTTGGCTTTTATTTGCAATAACGAATGTTTTAACTTCAATATTAAAAGGTGATTTGTCATTGTTTTTAATAACGGATACTGGTTTTATAGATTTCACAACATTTTTTAATAGTGGTAGTCTAAAATTATTTTCAACATCATCGTCATCTAATGGAACAAATTCCAAACTCCTAATATCCTTATTTTTAATATAATATATATCAAAACATGCGAATAAATTAATTCTTTCATTATTATTATCATATATAATATGTTCCCCATCTATTATTGTATTAACTATATCGGTATTATTTGTTTTCGCACCAGTGAATTGAACATTCATATTCATATCAATTAAATATATTAAGCCATTCTCGTGTATATACAATAATTTTCTTTGTCCATCTGCTTTTTCAGTGACAGTGTAATTATTTCTTATATTTGAAACATATGAATTTCCCATATCTTTATTGTCAATTATATTCTCCATCTGTAACGTATATGAACTAGGTCCAATAAAATTACGTGATGATACATATAATTGCTTTGTGTATTTATTTTGATTTTTGGGATTTTTAATATATTCTTCATCGTGTATTACTTTCATATATGAAGTTAAAATCTTATCTGTTATACTATATGGTATTGGATAATATGAATCTTGTAGTCCAGATAATATAATTCTTGATAATTTTTTAATATAATCATTTATATCTTTTACCATTGATTCAACGTTGAATGTTGAATACCTTGAATTAATAGCATTATTATCAAATTCAATTTCAATTTCATACTTTTCAATAGAATCAAATACTTTTGCTTCCTGTACAGTATATTCGGGAATCAAATATTTTTTTTTATGTGATTCTTTTACAATACTCATATCAATTCTAACGGGGAAATTACTATTTTTATATGTTATTCTATTCATATGGCGAAATATTTTTTTGTTATTTCCCCAGTTATTGATAATATTTTTACCGAAATTAGAAGTTTTTAAAATATTATTTTCACTTTGTAGAGAAATTCTAAAATTAAAATCACGATAATCTACTGGTCTAATAGGCTCACCTGATTCGTTTTTAACTTTTGCCTTATTGTATAATTTTAAATCCGATATTTCATTTACATTATTTGTCTTGCAATATTTTTTTATATTGTTTATACCATTAAGTTCGGTTCTTATAGATGACATCATTTTCCCACCGGTTTTATTATTAATATACTCATTTTGGATTTTAAGGATATGATCATCAGATACTTTATTAAAATTATTAGATAATAAATATTCAATCACTTTATAAAATTGTATTTTTGTTATTGTATTGCGTCCAATTGTACCAAATCTTATTTCTAATTCATAATCTGAATTATAATTACCATAAATATGTCTTGAATATTTATCTAATAATGTATTTAATTTCATTTTTTTGTCCGCCATTATAATATATATATATTTATAATCAGATATTATTTAATTATCAATTTTATAATTAATTATATTGTTTCTAAAATTTTACTATATAAATCATTTTTTTTAAATTCCTTTCCATTTGAATCATATACATTAATATTTAATTTTTCACATATAGATAATAAGTCTTTTTTTACATATGATGAGACCGATAATATTTTTTTCTTCAAATTTGTAACTTCAAAGTATTCTTTTAAATAATTACATGCTATATTTCGGACATTACTTAATACTTGTATTATAATTCCCGTTTTATTTTCACATAGGATTATTTCGTCATTTGTATTAAATTTAAAATTAACAAAACAACGTTTCCATCTATAAATTAAATTTATATTGTATAATAAACAAATTGCTTTTACTGATTTTAAATTTAATTTTTTTTCATAAATAATATTTTCTTCAATGTTATTGTATTTTAATTTATATTCTTTTAATAGTTTTTTTTTCTTTCTCATTTCTCCAATGATTTTCAATCGAAATTCCTGTTCTATTGAATATAAATTTGATTTATTGTATTCATATGTATTAAAGTCATTTATATGACAAAATAAAATCCATAAAAGGGGTGATTTTTGTATTGGTTTAAATGTTTCATTTTGATTAACTGTATTATTTTTATTGACTGTTTCATTTTGATTAACTGTATTATTTTTATTGACTGTTTCATTTTTATTTTTTATAACTAATGTATCTAAATTAAATTTTTTTTTTGTATTGATAAACTTATTTAAATTATTATTTGTTAAAGAAATAAGTTTATCATCTAATTGAAATTGTGTTAGTTGTTTTAGTAATGTTGTTGTATATTCTACACTGTAACTAGTATGCGACATTTAATATATTATTACTTGTTTGCTCTTTATTATCTTTATTTAAAGATTTTTCCATATTTAGCTTAAGAATCTCATCTTTTGCAAATTTCTTCTCTTGTTCTTGTAAGTACAAGATATATGTTTTTAATTCTTGTATTGTTTTTTCATCAATAGTACATAAATTAATAAATGTACCATTATTATTCTCACTGATATTAACATCATTTTTTTTATATAATATGTTTAATATTTCTATATGTTTCTCTTTTGGTAATTTTTCAATATCGTTTTTAAGTTGCATTAAGTTTGACATTATAAAAAAATATATATAATTATTTTTAATATGTTTTACATTTTTAATTCTCCAATTACTGATATATATTCATCATTTAATTCAAATCGTGTTCCAATCACCCTCACCTTTATTTTATCATTTATATTAACGCTATTGAAATGATTGCTATTTATATTGTGATCTCGTGAAACAAATAATACAAGGGGTGTTTTTGCTTCATTAATTTCAGCTCTTATACCTGCTTTTGTAATATTTTTAACAACACAATCTATTAACATGCCCTCTACAGGATTACATATCAAACAATTAAATACTACATTCATAATTATTTTTTCACCATCAATTTGACCACTTGAATATGTTAGTATATCACAAGACTTATTTTTAATATAACCTTCAACTATACACTTTCCGGAATAATTATTATTAATAATTTCATTTAAATGTTGCATTAAATTTGCATTTACATATTTAATGTGTATTTGTACTTGTTTTGATAATATTCCCTTATAATAATTTTTAACAATTCTAAGTTTTTTCCTTGGGTTTTTTGGTACATTTACAATTTTCTTATCATCTTCTGATTCTTTTTTCTTATCATCTTCTGATTCTTTTTTCTTATCATCTTCTATTAAAGGTACTACTTTTCCTTTTTCTGGTTCTTTGTTATCAGACGGTTTTGAAGATGTATCGATATTTTGACTAATTTCTTGTATATTTTTAGTGATATTTTGAACACCATCAGAAATATTTTTGGAAACTTCATTTAAAACATCTAATACATTTGATGATTTTGGATTTTGCATACTCATATTATATAATATATAATATGATTATAAAATCAATTTTAAGTTAAAATATTACATAAATATTGCCTTATCATTTGATAAATACCATATTTTTCCTTCCTTTCTAACGTGTTGCCAAAAACGTAGAATAAATTCTTGTTCAATACAAATCTCAATTTGTGAAATATTTCTTGTATTATCTGAATTATAATGTAATTTATTGACTATTTTATTATATTTTTTAATTGACTCATCCTTACCAGATTGATCGCATCTAGCACCCTTATTTCGTTTTTCACCTAAATTTTTAAGTTTAAAAACCATAATATTGTTCCTCACATTATATGTAAATCCAAGATATTGGTTAAATAAATTTTTATCCGGTTTTAATGTTTCAATGACATTCTTAAAATCATTAATATCTTCATTTGTACCTTCTACTATATCATTTTTATCAAATAACATTAATACACCTTTATTTTTTTTTTCCGTATATACAGCTTCAACAATAACATTGCCATCTTTAAAAGAAATTATTTTTTCATCTAATATATCTTTAACTTTTAATTCATTTCCATCTAAATTATCTTTTTTTTCATAATAAATATAATGGAACAAATCAATCCTTTCTTTAAACAGTAGATTATCGATTATTTTTTCTAGCAACAATTTATCGATTATTACATGTGATATATTATAATTCTTGTTTAATCTCTCTCTTACAAATCCAAAATAGTTATAGATATTTTTATCCCCGCGTTTTATTTTATTTAGTTCTTTTGAAATATATATTTTTTGATTGATGTCATTCATAATATTATTTTGATTTATAATCCTTTCTTTTTTCATAATATTATTTCCCTTTTTAACACCTTTGATTTTCGTTGGTATTTTATATTTTATTGTATTGTTTTTATACAAAATTGGTGTTCTACGTTCAAACATCGGTATTGTTTTATTATTTAGTTCATTTGGTTGATAAATATATAACTTTCCAATATTTATTAAATTTCCAGGTCTATCATACATATCATAAATTGTTTGGTTTTTATCTTCCAATAATTCAGTTAATGCATAATTAATTTGAATATCGGGATATTCTTTTATTAAATTGATTTCTGTTGATAATTCTTCTTTTGTATAAATATATTTTTCTTTCATTAATTGTTTAATAATTCTTATTATTTTATCAACATTCATTATAATATATTGTTCATTATAAGAACTCATATCAACATTCATGTCATTCAACTTTTTATCAGGTATACATGAATAGACACAACTTTCCAAATAATCACATTCTGACGTATATGGTTTAACACCAACATCATATTGGATGGTTTTATTATTCGACAGACGCTGTATAATTTTTTGATTCATTTTTTCAACCGTGAAATTATTTTGACCACTATTCAAAATACAATCTACTGCGTTTTGTTTTAATACTCGACTTATCTTACCAATCTGCAATGCTTTATTTTCAGCGACTCTATACACATATAAATCAACAGATTCAATTTCTTCTTCTAATAATGTTGCATGCAAATATAACAATGTATTTCTCTCTTCAAAGGGTAATAACTTATGACTACAATTCCGTATAGCACGTCCAATAATTTGTTCTATTCTATTCATATTATACCATGGTTCAAGAATATGCAGTTGTCTTATATTAGTAAAATCAAGACCTTCTGCACCCGCCATAGAAATCATAACAACTTTAATATCTTCACCATTCTTATTCGTTTCATTTGTAATTTTTTTTATTTCATCAATATTATTTGGTGAGAATCCTAAATTACCTGTTATCATACTATATTTTGCTTGCTTAAATTTCTTATTTGGATATTGTTTTTTAAATTCAATCCTCGGTAATAGTGTTGTTGCATCAATCGGTTCATGTTGTTTGTCTTTAAATAACGATGTGCGGCCATACCGTGAAAACCCGAGTTCTTCCAATGCCAATGCCATAGGAACTAAACCACCATCAATATATTGTGAATATATTAATACTACACCTTTTGAGTTTGCTATTTGATTGCATATTGACATTATTTTAGTACTATATTTATGTATTTCATTTTTAGAAAAAAATCCTTCATGACCTTTTTTATATGTATAATTTTTTTTAACAATTGGTTGTCCTGATTCTTCATAACTCACTATATTATTTAACCCTCTTTTCCCAACTAATTTTGATATATCAAATTTTGTTTTTGATGTATCTTTTAATTTATCAAATTGAGAATTTGGATAAACAATATTTAAGGCTTCAAGTGGTCGTTGTAATAAAGAATAACCAAATGTATTCATATTTTCAAAACTTAATAATTTCTGATTGGATTTATTATTAATTTTTTTCCCAATTTGTTTTAGAATATAATTATATACCTTTTTTTGATATGAACCAATTTTATTTAAGAATACATCAATATGTTTAATCGGTTGTATTATTTCTTTTTTATTCATTTGCAATCTTGGATAATTATAATTTAAAAATGAATTTTCGGGTGAAAATATTTTTGGATATATTCTATAAGGAAACGTATATGGATTACCACCTCTTAAAAATGAAACATATCCTCTACATTTTCTTAAAAAAAGTTCTTTTCCAACTTCTTTCCCTCCAACAACTTTAAAATTACCCTTTTTATCGAAAATATCCTTTATATCAATAGTAAATCTATTATCATTTATATTCATTAAATTTATTAGCCATATTATTTCCTTGTAATTATTATACATTGGTGTTGCGGATAATAAAAGCAATCTCATATTATCCACATTTGTAACTAGATTGTATAATTCTTTTGCAACCTTTTTATTATTATTATCTTCGCTTACTCGAATATTATGAACTTCATCAATTATAATAAGTCTATTATTAAAAAATTTATTTAGTCTTTTCTTTTTTAATTTTGCTTTTTTTTTATCACTAATATTTGCATCGATAGTTGATTTTTTTTTTATAAAATTTGAAAATTCAACATAACCCATAAATAGGTATGCTGAATTAATAATTTTGTTCACTTGTTTTATTATCCTTTTTTTCTCATTTTCAATATTTTTATTGACAATCTTGTTTATTTTAATTGGGTTTATTTCATTAATAAACTTGTTACCTGTACAAGAATTTAAATTCCATTCATTATTTATATATTTTAATTTTCGTTCATCAAATAATTGTAATTTAAAATTTTCTTGAACATTTGGTGATGCAACAACGATAATCCTTTGAGTTATATTCATTTGATTCATGTAATCACGCATTTCTTCAGCTATTGTTATTGCCGAACAAGTTTTTCCAGTACCAAGGCCGTGATATAAAAGAAGGCTATTGTATGGTGTTTGTGAAGATAAAAAATTTCTTACAAATATCTGGTGTGTATTTAATTCAAATTTTGCATTACATATTATATCTCCTTGTTTTGTTGCATCTTCAATAGAACCATTATATTTTGTATCATAAAACTCTTTTTTTTGAGATATTTTAACATTAAAATTTGGATCATTGTATGATGGATATAACATATAATAATTATCGTCCAATGCATGTGTTTTTGATTCAATTACTTCTTTTTTTTTTAAAAATACGTTCATTGCTTTTTCCATTTTCCCTTCTTCAACATTTTCATATTTTTTATATTCATTATTAATTTTATTTATGTGTTTATCCATTATATATATATTGTCTATTTATTATTATTTTTATACATAAATAGAATAATTTTTTAAAATTGTATTAACTTGAGTAAGCACCTGTTTTTTTTCTAAATTATATTCTCTTATTACATCTAATGCATCATTAAAATATTTCCATTCCAATGTACTTACTTCATTTTTTTGAAATTCGTTTTCTGGTAATACGTTATTATGCATGAACGCTATAAAATATTTGTGTTTATATGATTTGTAATTGGAACCGGTAAATATTTCTTCTATCGGCAATATATTTTGAATAATTTTAATGGATTCTTTTGAATAACCTGTTTCTTCTTGAAATTCTCTAATCGCGCATTTTATATCTGGTTCCTGATAATTTCGTCTACCTTTTGGAAATCCCCATTCCGGTTGTTTCCATTTATACTTGCATTTATTTAATAAAATTTCTAAATTATAAAAACCTTTTTTATTATTGAAACCATTTTTTAATAGGTTAAATTTTTTCTCTGATTTTTTCTCTTCACCCCTATATTGTATCCCGGTGTTTGCACCCCATAAATGGTTCCATAAAAAATTAAATGATTTTGTTTTTATAATATTTTTTTCATATTCGGTCATTTCATTTAATATACCTACTATATATTCAGGATCCATTATTGGATATTTTCCACGTATAAAATCAACAAACCCCAATGTATTTTTTCGACAAATTAATAGATATTGCAATCCATCATTACTTGGTCTAAAAACAATTATACCAACACTTGTCACAGGATTTTTACATTTATGAAAAGCATGTCCATTTTTACCACAATTATTACAAAAAGAAAAATTATTAGCAATATTCATTTCTATATGTTATAAAATATTTGTTTTTATATTATTTCATTATAATGGAATTAGATCCTAGTGTTTGGGGACCACATTATTGGTTTGTATTGAACACAATTGTATTACATTACCCAAAAAGGCCAAATAAAAGCATTAAGAAAAAATACTACAATTTAATACAAAATGTTCCTTTATTTTTACCAAATATGAATATTAAGAAAAAATTTAATGATTTATTAAATGAATTCCCAGTTTCACCATATTTAGATACAAGAGAGAGTTTTACTAGATGGATCCATTTTATTCATAATAAAATAAATAAATCTATGGGTAAGAATGAACTATCATTATCTTGTTTTTTGAATAATTATTATAAAAACTATAAACCAAAAAGTACTATAATTAAAGAAGAAATTAAAAAGAGGAAAAAATATATTTATTTAGGGATTACAATATTGATATTAGGTGTAATATATTATTTAAAAGATAAATAATATTTATAATCTAATTATATAGATGCCTGTATTATATGGTGGAAAACCAATTGCAAGTGGTGGTTTTGGGTGTATATTTTACCCCGCATTATCTTGTAATAATGAAAAGGGAAAAAAGGATCATGTTAGTAAACTAATGTTGAAAGATACAGCAAATGAGGAATATTATATATCGAAAATGATTTACGATGAACTTAAAAATATAAAACAATTTAAAAAATATTATTCAATAGATAATCAAGAACCATGTACTCCAACAATAATATCAAAAAAGGATCTTGTAAATTTTAACGAAGAATGCAATAATTTGTTAAAATATGATATAAATAAATCAAATATAAATAACAATTTGGATAAATTATCTATAATTAATATGCCATATGAAGGAAAGGATTATGATAAATGGATACATGAAAATTATAAAAAAATTAATATGAAACAAATGGTCAAGTTTCATAATGAAATAATTCATTGTATAAAAAATGCTATTATACCAATGAATAATAATACCATTTATCATATGGATATTAAGGATAGTAATTTAATGTATAAAAACAATAGATTTAAAATCATTGATTGGGGATTAGCGGCAAAAATGGCAAAAAATAGTGATGAAATACCAACTATTATAATAAGTCGCCCATTACAATTTAATTTGCCATATTCTGTATTGTTATTAAACAATTCATTTGATGCGTTTTTATTAAAATATGTAGAGAGAATTCAAAATAAAACATTTGATAATATTAATTTTTATAATATGGGAAGGGATTATTACAATTATTTCATATCCAAAAATAGTGATGGTCATATTAAATTTTTAACCTATATATATGATATTATACATCCCGGGACAAATAAAGATTTAGTTAAAAAAAAGGTACTCCATATTATTGTTATTTACATAACAAATGTGTTGAGAGAATATATTAAAATTAAAAATAATAAGATAACGTTTGATAAAATAAATTTTGTTAAAAATATATATCTACATAATGCGGATATTTTTGGCTTATTAACTGTATTATATAATTACTTTGAATTGGATATATTTTCTAATATTAAAAATAAACGATTAAGGTATAATTATAAGAATGCAATGATAAAAATAGTTGACGAATATTTATTTTCACCAAAATTTGCAATTAAAGAAATTCAATTGGGCGAATTGGAAAATAAATTTAAAAAAATAAACTCTATTTTATCAAATAAAGAAAAAAAAACACACCGTATACATTCAAAAACAAGTAAACATAAGAAAACGGTTCGTTCTTATTAATTTAAAATAGTTAAATATATATATTATGAAATTTGAATTTATTATAATAATGGTAACTGGGTTTTTAATTTTTAACACATATCACGATGGTAGGTATTTGAAAATATTAAAATCGTGGAAAAAATATTATCAAATGGGTTTTATCGGATTTTTAGGATTATCATTGTATATTTTTATTAAAAAAAAACCAGGCCAGATAAAGCCATTACTTCGTCATGCAACAGATTTAATTAAATATATGCCAATAGACAAAAATTCAACCGAATTTATAAATCCATTGATGAAAATTACAAGTAGTTCGTTTATTGGTGGTGATAATGATAATAAAGAATATCAAATGGATCAACGCATTACTACGTCGGGTTATAACAATAAGAAAAAACGTAGTGTAAGTGAAACAAAAAAAAAATTTGTCGCGTCAAATCAGAATTGGAAATGTAAATTATGTAACAAACAATTAAATGCATGGTTTGAAGTTGATCATACTATTAGTTTAGAAAATGGTGGTAATAATAGTGTGGAAAATTTAAGGGCATTATGTAGAGAATGTCATGGTGAGAAAACGGCATTTGAAAAATTTGATTAATATATAGGTATATCTTCGATATAAATTTGTAATATCATTTCGATATAAATTTGTAATATCATTTCGATATAAATTTGTAATATCATTTCGATATAAAATTGATTTATTTTATTTATATTTTATATTTTATAATTAGTAAATAATAATGCAAGCTATTAATTATAAAATCGCTTTGATTGGACATACTAAAACCGGAAAAACCAGTTTTATTAAAAATCTATTACATGGGGTTTATAATAATACGAAACCTACAATTGGCGTAGAAGTATATCCATATGATATAAAATATAAAAATGTAACGTATAGGCTTCATTTTTGGGATTGTGCTGGTGATGAACGATATTTGGGATTGGGTAGCGAATACTTGTTAGATAGTGATATGATATTGATTTTTAAAGATATTAATAAAAATAATAATATTTTCGAAAAATTGGTACCAGAAAACACATCATATAATTATATTTCATACGAAAATGAAAATAGTATAATGCCTATTCTTGAATTAATAAAAAATAATTTATTTGATTAGATATCAAATTCTGAAATAAATAATATAAAAATGTATTATATATAATGAAAAAAATTATTTTAGTTAACATATTATCTATTATAGCTATAATAATATTTTTTTTCTCAAATAATTTAATCAAAAATGATACATATGATATAGTTAAAAATACATTATGTTTATTAGGTATATTTAAACTTTTGTATATGAATGGTTATTATTTTCAAAATGCATGGTCCAATATAAAAAGGTTTGCATTAGAATATGGGTTATTAATGATTGTTATTATTAGTATTGTTTTTATAATGTCCAATATAACAGATTTGATGGTAACAAGTAATATAATGAAAACAATAATTAATATATTTTTATATGGTGGAGGATTTTTTTTGATATATACGTTATATAATTTTCTAACCAATGGCGGTGTTAATAGTACGTTGGGTAATAATATATTTAAAAATGTTTCTGGTAATATATATAATTTTATAAAATCTTTAAAATCTAAAAGTGGTCTATTGGTTTTAATTGAAATTGTGCTAATAACATTATATTTCATAGTACCACATATAATGAGTAAGATTAGTAATAATGGTGCTATAATATTATTGGGTAATGAACCAATGTATTTAAATAAAGAGCATAGTATTGGTACTTATGAAAATTTGCATAATAATAATAATGATAAACATATTTATAATTATACGATAAGTTGCTGTTTTTATATAAATCCACAATATTCCACAATTCAAAAATCAGGAAAGAATTTTATTAATATTATCAATTATGGTAATAAACCAATAGTGCAATATGATAATAAAACCAATAGTTTATTTATAAAATCGATTAATAATGATTCAAACGAGAATATTATTTTAAAAAAATGGGATGTCCCACTTCAAAAGTGGAATAATTTGGTTGTTCAATATAATAATGGATTAATTGATATATTTATGAATGGTGATATAATAGTATCTAAAAAAAACCAAATTCCATTTATGAAATATGATAAAGTTGTTATAGGTGATAATAATGGTTTAGAAGGTGGTATTAAAAATGTTAAGTATTATCCAAGAAATTTAAGATTAGATGAAATTAAAATGAAGGCAAAATATTGCAATTAATTTAATAATATTATATTTAAAATTTCTTTTAATATAATATAGCAAATATGATTTTAGCAACTATATTATCAATTATTGTCGTAGTAGTTATAATTTATTTATTATTTCAATTGTTTAATAGTAATAAAGGAAATTTAAGTGATAAAATGCCCGGGAATCAAGAAAAGATAATTAAACCAAGCAGTTTAAGTAGTTATAGTAATAGTAACAATTATACATACTCAATATGGTTTTATATTGATAATTGGAATTATCGATATGGTGAACCAAAAATTATTTTAGGAAGTTTGGATTCTAATAAAAATCCAAGTCCATCTATTACATTGGCGCCTATGCAAAATGATATTAATATATCGTTAACGTGTTATCCAAAAGATAAATCCAAAAAACATATCATACATACTTGTACATTGGAAAATGTTCCATTGCAAACATGGAGTAATTTAGTCGTTAGTTTGGATGGGCGTTCATTAGATGTTTATTTAAATGGTAAGTTAGTTAAAACATGTGTTTTGCCTGGTGTCGCAAAAATTTCAACAAATGCAAAAATACATATTACTCCGGGTGGTGGTTTTTCTGGTTATACTAGTCATTTAGAATATAAATCGAAATCATCAAATCCAAGCGAAGTTTGGCAAATATATAAAAAAAATGCAAGTATAGCAAATGGAGGTTTAGCAAATGCTGCAAGTAAATATAAAGTTAAGGTAGCATTAATGGATAATAACAAAGAAGAAAAAAGTTTTCAATTTTAAATTAGTTTAATTTGTCTTGATATAGTATATAGAAATGAATACATTATATAATCCGTCTGGAATATCATCTGCAATTAGTCCATTAGATACATTTGATACTGAATTTCGACAGCCAGGAATGTTTCGTGAAAATTCAAATTTTTTATCAGCGAATTCTTTTATAGCAAAATTAGGATTTTTATTATTAATTATTATTATATTTCTTTTTTTATTAAAAATAGGAATTAATATATTGGGCAATGTATTTGGTGTAAAAGAAAATCCAATTCTTGTGGATGGTATGATTGATTCGCGTAATTTTATGGTTATACCACAAGACCCAAAAAAAGCAAATTCAATACCAATAGTACGTTCTGTTAATAAACAAGATGGTATTGAATTTACTTGGTCCGTATGGATAAATGTTGACGACTTTAGTTATAAAAATAATCAATATAGGCATATTTTCCATAAAGGTAATGATAACTTACATTATGATGGTGACCAAATTGGTATGAATTTTCCAAATAATGGACCCGGTGTATATTTAGCACCAAATGATAATAAACTCATTGTAATTATGAACACATTTAAAAATATCAAAGAAGAAATTGCTATACCAAATATTCCTGAAAAAAAATGGTTGCATGTTGTTATCCGAAATAATCAAAATAAATTAGATGTTTTTATAAACGGTACTTTGGCAAAAAGCCATTTATTAAGTAGTGTACCCAAACAAAATTATGGTGATGTTTATGTTGCTATGAATGGTGGATTTATGGGTAATACGTCATCGCTTCGTTATTATAATTCTGCTTTGAATATTTTCAGTATTAAACAATTGACATTAAGTGGTCCAAATCTCAATCCCGTATCAAATAAAGGTAGTGCAAAAAAGCAAATAAAACCGGGGTATTTTTCAATGAGATGGTATTTAAGCGGCAATGAAGATAGTTATAATCCTTAAAATTATTTGATAATTAATCCTTAAAATTATTTGATAATTAATCCTTAAAATTATATTTAATAAGTAATTAAATATAATTATCTATGTTTAGGTTTTCTACACATATCCAATGTTGGGTAAAGTTTGTTTGAAGTGCATTTATTTTGATTGTCTACACGAGTACAACTTCTATATCCATTTTCTTCACCAATATAACAATAATTACCTGCTTTTTTAGTTGAATTCATTTTTGTTCTAGTTCTTAACTTATCGTTATAAATTTTATTATTCATTGTATTTTGTTTAGCTCTATCTGTTAATTTATTATTTAAAATATTTATATTACTTTTCATTGATGTTCGGAATATATCAACTTTAAAAAGTTTAGCCAAATATTCGAATATTTTACCAAATATATTTTGGATAATATTTTTACCTGTTTGTACATGATAATAATAATTTGTTCCTAAAAGTATAATAATACAACCTATAAAAAAATATTTGATAAATCCAAACGGTGTTAAAGAACTTGATGTATTATCTTGAATAATAGAATTTATATCATTACTACTATCAGTATTTGATATACTTGAAGTTACATTATCAATATCGCCAGTAATAAGCTGAAAATCTGTTTTTATTGTATCATTATTTGATGCACTACTTACACTACTGGATACAGTATCCGCTACACCACTTACACTATTTGATACACTGCTTACACTACTGGATACAGTATCTGCTACACCACTTACACTATTTGATACAGTATCATTAATTGTTTTGACAGTATTCTTTATTGTATTTGAAATTGTGTCAATAAATGATGTTGGTTTATTTGTGAGAACAATATCTTTATCTAATGGGTCTTTTGTTATAATATTATTCATAAATTTTATTATATAATATAATATTATTTTATTAGTAATCAATGATAAAAAAAAAAATTATAAAAGTACCAAGTGATAAAAAAAATGGAGAGATTTTGAATAATGAAAAAAAAAATAATAAAAAGGGGGATAATTATATAATAAAAAATGATAATATGCATATTGTAAATATAGATGATGGTGTTAATATGAAACAACGAATCATGTGTTGTGGGAAAAGAATTCTAATTAGAAGAATATCATTATCATGCATTGGATTATTGGGATTATTTGTAGTTGATGATTTTATTAATTATATTAATGTGTCTATAGTAATATTTATAGTTAGTTTATGTTTATTTTGGAATTTTCCAAAATTAATTATATTTACAAATTCAAAACCATTTTATTATGAAGATTTATTTGTTGATACATCACATATTAGATTATTGGATATAAATCCTAAAATTAAAAATAAGTTTGAGAATATTTTTGATTGTACATTAATAATTACAAATTCTTTATTTGTATCTGCTTTATCAGACTATTGGTTATATAAAATAAATGATAATGATAATTATTTTGTTATTATAGGAATAACCGGTGGTATACTTAAAATATTCCAATTTATAAATCAGGTAAGTGGGTATTTTTTATTACATATAATACGATATAATATAATGAAAAATATTAGAAAAAAAAAACGATTGTTACAAATGAAAGAATTTGAAAAATCAATGGAGGAAGCATGTATTGAATTACATAATGTTAAAATACTTGTTAGTGAAACTAATAAATAAAATATACATACTTGATACTATTGTACATAATATTCCTCCCCATATACTATCCATTAAAACCATATGAAATGTCCATTTTTTAAATAATGCGTAATTTGTTAATTCATATATTGAATAAATCGAAAATCCTAAAAAAAAAGCATTTAATAATTGTGGTAATATATATGCATAATTTGTTATTTTATCAAAATTAATATTTTTAAGTACAAAATGATGCAATGTAGAAAATAATATAATGTAAATAAAAAATATTGGTATTAATAAATAATCCTTACGAAGACGTATATTTTTTGTCATATTCGTAAAATATTTTGATACACTCATTAAATAAAATATATCTATTATAATAAACATTATAATTCCAATTACAAACTTACCTAGTGTTATTAAGTATTTATTTTGTTTTAAAACCCCTAATGTATTTTTTATCATATATAATTATACAATATTATTTAACTTGTTCTAATTATTTAACTTGTTCTAATTATTTAACTTGTTCTAATTATTTAACTTGTTCTAATTATTTAACTTGTTCTAATTATTTAACTTGTTTTAATTATTCACTCTCATATCCAATTAAACTATTTACAAGTTCCATTTGTCCCAATGACCTTTTAACTTTGTCTTTTTTTGTACTATGAAATAAATAATCTGTTTTAGGTGCAATTTCATTTTTTTTAATTTCACTATATATTTTATTAATATTGCTAGTTATAATATTAATTTCATTAATATTTTTTTTATTAATTATTTTTGTTTCTATTGAAATTTTTTTACAAAGCAGTGATATTGCAAAATAAACTATAAACCGTCTTTTTTTCTTGGAACCACTTGTATATCTGATACTAAATAATGAAAATAATGCATCTATTATTTTTGTTAATAATTTGTTATTTTTTTTGGTTTTTTCATTAAATATAATATCCCAAATAATCCATATAATATCCGTTTGGTATTTTTCTTCAACTGTTACAAATATTCTTCGTTCACAAATACATTTTTGTTTCTGTTTTTTACATTTTGTCTCAAATGCTATTATCCATTCAAACCAATAACATGCCATAATTGTATTTCCTGTATTTAAATTATAAGATAGTTCATTTATAGCAATAAATAACTCTTTTGGGTCTTCTGTTTGAAATATATCATTTGCATAAGACATATTTGGTGCTTTTAATTTTTTTTGCAATACTGTTAGGTCAAAATTAGAATTGTCTATTTTAATTTTATCTAGAGAATGTGATACATTTGAATATGATAAAACGCATATTAATTCAGTGAATAATTTCCGGACAGTTTCATTATTTCTCATATCTAGTTCATTTGTATACCTGTATTTTGAAATTATTTTTTTAAATTTATTATATTTCATATTGACAAATATACATAATTTAGGGTTTGCTTCATGTACATGTTTTCCTATATATAGAATAATAATTTCCCAAATATCTAAAAACTGTGAAGAACAAATTAACTCGCAACACCAATAACAAGACCTTTCTATATTTTCATTTATTAAACTATTTAATAATGCTTTTTTAACTTGAGTTTTTTTATAATTTGAAAACGTTATAGTTTTAAAATCGTCAATGGTTCTAATGTCATTTATTTCGCTCTGATTCATATATTTATCAAATAATAATAATATGAATCTTAAACATTATATTTATCTTATGTACTTACCAACACGAGCAAATGAATCTACTACAAAAATAATAAAAACACCTAAAAAACTATAAAGAACTAATTCCTCAGAAACATAATCGGTTCTTTGATCTTTTTGTTCTTCTAACATTAAAATCATTTCGTTTATTTTTTCTAATAACATATCATTTGTTATATATGGTTTAGATGCGGATTTTGAATAATAATTGGTTGTCATGTTATTTTCATTATGTTTTTGATATTGGTGATTAACATGTTCAAAATTTTTAGGTTTTATATTATTGTCATTATCGTTCATTATTAATTTTGTTTCATCATTTTTTTTTGTTAATTTGGGTGCTGTCATTGGTTCAAAATTTGACAAACTATTTGATTCATCAATAGAATCAAAATTATTTAAATTTTGAACAGCTTGTTTCATTTTATGTACATGACGTCGTTTTTTAATTGTTTTGTTATATATATTTTTTTTTTCATGTGTTTGTTGATTATTAAATGGTGCTGCATTAAATGCTAAACTAGACATATATATTTATTGTTATATAAATATTATATTTTAATTCAAAAATTATATTTGTATTATATATAAAATGGTTCAATTTAAAACAATTACTATGTTATCATTATTGACAATATTAGTGTTAAAGGATGTTTTGTTGGTTAATTTCAATAATAATTTATTGGGAAAAATATCACTCATTGCATTAACTGTATATTCTTTCTTTCATAATAAAATGGTTGGTGTTGCATTGACATTTTTATATGTTATATTATCATTGAATATTGTTGAGGCTATGGAAAATAAAAAGGAAACAGAGATTGATGATAAAGATAAAGGGGAAACAGAGGTTGATGATAAAGATAAAAAGAAACCAATAAATGGTATGGATGATTGGCGTAAAAAAAATTGTAAGAATAAAACACTTTTGCTAAATGGTACACCTATTAAAAAGGATCCTAAAGATTTTTCTACATTTTTAAAAAAACACTTTAAAAATCAATTAACATTTGATAATAAAAAAGCAGATTTATGTAATCCATGTAATGTTAAGTGTAATGATTATACTGTTTCAACAAAATCTCAACCAAAAGAATTAACTAATTTAGAAAAAAAGCTTAAAATATAATACTAAAATAATCTAAATATTTTTTTCCGATATGTCTTTATTTTTAACATTTTCTTTATCATAATCGTTTCCCTCTTTTTTTATTTTTTCAATATCGTTTGTCTTATTTTTAATAATACGGTTCTCTTTGGGTAGCAAATATAATAAATCACAATCACAATCGTTTTTTTTATTTATTTTTATATTAATTCTTCTTAAAAACCCAAAATTACGTTTTATTATTATATTTGTAAATTTATACATATAATATATTATTAATAATACATTATATAAATAATCATAAAGATATATTAATTACCACCTCTTAATCTCAATACCAAGTGTAATGTTGATTCCTTTTGAATATTATAATCAGATAGTGTTCTGCCATCCTCCAATTGTTTGCCTGCAAAAATCAGACGTTGTTGGTCTGGGGGAATACCTTCTTTATCTTGGATTTTTTGCTTAACGTTTTCGATTGTGTCGCTTGGTTCAACATCTAATGTGATTGTCTTACCTGTTAATGTCTTTACGAATACTTGCATATGATTAATTATGATATTATTTTTTTATATTTATTTTATATATATATATATGCAAACAATTATATTGATCATAGTATTAATTATATTAATATTATATGTTTTAAGAACTACAAAAGAACAATTCGTCATAAAAAAATATACTCGTCCTCTAATTCGGAAAGTGAAACGGTTTTTCACAATTAAATAAATCGTCATTGTGTTTTTGTTTATGTTAAATATGTCGCCTTGAATTTTGTTATCAAATCTTGTGGTATTTGATTAAAATCAATTATTTTTGTATTTCTATCAAATCTCTCTTTTGCTTCTATATCTTCTTCTAATGTTTTATAGAATTTTTCTTTGTCATTCCAATATTTTTCGGCTGTTTTTGGTCCACATTTTTTAAAAACACCCGGTATATTGTCACTTTTATCACCCATTGCTATTTTCATAAACAGGTCTTTTTCAGGATTACCAGACCATTTCTTACTATCAGTTAATTTTTTATATTTTAAATTGTAAATTTGTACTCTTTCATTCGAAAGTTGCAAATAATCCATATCACTTGCAATTATATATATCATATTTTCTTTGTTTTTTAATAATTCTTTAACGGTTAATGCAACACAATCATCGGCTTCTAATTCGTCCATATAAATAAGTTTTTTAACACCGGATTGTTTAAGAATATCTGTTTCATATGTCAGTTTAAAGAATGGGCCACCTTTAAAGTTATCATAGTTTCTAGTACCTTTATACTTTGAAATATATTTGTTTCTCCATATTTGTTCCCTGGGACAATCTTTAAAATATAATATTGATGGGTCAATAATTTTTAATTTCTTTATTAAATCATTTATCTTTGTTGAAAATGTATGTAAATATTTTTCAACAAATTCTTTTTTTTCAATTGGTTCGTCAATTGGTTCATCTTTATGTGCATTTTTCCACCACATCATTAGTGCATAATACCTATAGAAAATATAATAACTACCGTCAATTAATATATAATTTGTCATTTTATAAAGTATATATTAGTTTATAAAAATCAATTTTATATCTAATTTATTAAATATGCGGTTATAAAAAATACACTCATAATTTGAGTTAAATTTATTATTTTGAATAATAGATTATGATTTTTTGCAAATGTAATAGTGACACCACTCTGTGACGCAGGACCACTGTATCCGATTGTAGTTTGTGTTATTGCTGAAAACCATAACCAATAAAATAAAGAATTTGTTGGGGGCATCCCCTTTCCCAATCCTACTTTATCACTTACATTTGGATAATGTGTCATAAAATAGTCTTGCGACCAATAAATCAATGTGAATATAAGTGTTGAAATTAAATGTAATTTTAAAAATGAAAAGGCTTTATTTGATTTTATTAATAATTTGTGAAAAATCATTATGTATATATATATTATTCTACTATTTTAATAAATATATATGAAATTCACGAACCACTATTTGAATCATCATCACTATTTGAATCATCATCACTATTTGAATCATCATCACTATTTGAATCATCATCACTATTTGAATCATCATCACTATTTGAATCATCATCAGATAAATATACCTTAACATCAATACTTTCATGGGTTGTATTTATTGTATAATCATTCGTATCAGGAAACATTTCTTTTATCGCTTTTTCAAAGTTTTCAACATATGTTGTATTGTAACTTAATTTTTGTGCTGTATTATCAAATATTGCCATTGCAAGTTCTATTTTGCAAAATGATTTTGATAAAGATAAATCAAATTTGTTTAATAATTTATTTACATAAGTTATTTCACCGACACCAAATGATTTTGTTTCTTTACAATTTGTTTCTAAAATATTAACTATATCGTTAACTAAAGATTTTTTATCATTTTCATCCAATCTATCGATAATATTCTTTGGTTCTACTAAAACTTCTAAAATATATTTTGAACATTCTTGAAATTTATTATAAAAAAATTTATTAAAAAAATTATAATATGTATTTTGCTCTTCTTTACTCAATGTTCCTACTATGCCAAAATCAATAATACCTAATTTATGTTTATAATATGATTTATTATTTTTAGAAATTGGTTCTTTAATAAATAACATATTGCCTTGGTGCAAATCACCATGGTATACTCTATCATACATAATGCATTTTAGTCCAAATTTTGCTAATAAATAAGAGTATTTATCTTTATCTATATTTTTAATATTATTTAATGTTTCACCTTCAATATAATCCATAACAATTATATCATTATCACTATGTGTATAATTTTCATATAATTTTGGAACAATGATATAATCTATATTTTTATTTGCTTTATATATCATATCAATATTTTTAGCTTCTTGTACAAAATCACTTTGAATTATCATTAATTCTTTATTTTCATTAAAAATTTTATTCAATTGTAAGTTCTTACAAATATTATAATTACTTATATCATTTATAACATATTCAATATCATTCAAAGCAGAAGTTAGTTTATCCAATATATTTTTTCTTTTCACTTTTATAATTACTTTTTTATCATTTAATACCCCTTCGTATATAACAGATATTAAACCCGACTTTATTGGTGTTTTATTTTTAATAATAAATTTATCATTATATTTATTACTTATGTTTTTTATAGAATCAAATAAATCAACCTTTAACTCAGAGTCGTGGTATGGTACATTATCTGTGTATGTTGATAAATAATCAATTGTTTCATTGTCTAGTAATTCAGAGTTACTAGATAGGGCCTGTAATATTTTTATATAAAATAAATTATCATTTGCTAAACTTGTTGCTACATTCCGTATCATATAGTTAATGTTGCCTGTAATTTTATACTTGCAATATTCATATAATAGTAATAATTTTGTTTTAAATAATAGTAAGTGCTTATTCATAATTAATAAATAGATAGATATATATTTATTAATTTAAACTGGTTAAATTTTCAATAAAGTTTTTAAGCCGAAAAAATATTTTTTTCATCATAAACCCCATTACATTTTCCATATATATGGGTAATTCTTCTTTGATGTCATAATTAAACATGTACTGTAATTGAATTTTGTGTTTATTTATTTTTTTAATAAACAAATTTTCGTATTTTGTTTCTATTTTATCATATTTTGAACTTATATTTTTATCTAAATTATATTCTTCATCGTTTGTAATAAAAGATATAGATTTATTCTCCTTATTTTTAATAATTTTTGTTTTTGTATATAAAAATTTCTTTTTTATACCAACTTCTTTGCCAATTGATTTAAATAAAAACATTACATTAGCTTCATTCTTATTTATTTTATTAATATGTATATTATCAAAGATGTCTTTATTCAATTGAAATAAAATATTATAGATTTTTAAATTTATCAATTTTTTTAAATTTATTTTTGAATTTTCACATTCAAATGCAATATAAAATGTATTTGTTTTTTTATCTTTTTGTAATAAAATATTTTCCCTATTACATAATGTCGTTAGTTTTATATCACAAGTTTTATATTGTTCATTTTTAGAGGTCATATAATATAATAGTATTAATTAACTATTAAATTTAAACAAATAAACAATTTTAATGTTTTAATAATTCAACTTTTTTTAATTTCTTATTAGAAAAAAGTGATGGTAAGTCTTTATCGTTTTCACCAACATTAATATTTAACTCTTCGTGTGATTGTGAGCTGTTTTTATATGATTCAATTTCATTTTTAACTTCGGTGTTTATCTCGTTTTTTTCTAGATTCTCGTTTTTTTCTAGATTCTCGTTTTTTTTAACATTGTTATCAATGATAATTTTAAATTTAGGAAGATGTTGTTCCTTAACTGTTGTTAAAAGTGTATTGGTTGATTTTACAATTTTATTAAACTCGGTTTGTGTTTCTGAAATTGTTTTTTGAAGCAATACCATGTTCTCTTCATTTTCTTTAATTTTTTCTTTTAATTTTTTCATATATTCCCTTAATTCTTTGATATTTTTTTCAACAATAATAACATCTTTGGCATCTTTTTTAATGGTTGATTCAATATCAACTTTTTTTTCATTCATTAATTGAATATAATCTGCAAGATTTGAATAATTCATATAACTTATATATCAATAAAATTTTTAAATATTAAATGTATTTTAATTAATTATGCTAAATAAATATATAATAATTATTATATATTTAATATAATGAATCTCGTACCAATTAATACAAATACTAATACTAATACTAATCCATTTGAAAATATTTCATCAAATGAAAATTATTCTGAAACAGAATATTTTTTTCATTCAAATAATATTAATGAAAGTCAAGAAAATATTGCCATTAATGAAATAGAGATTAAATTACAAAACAATATTATTGATAATAATCATATTATCGATTTTTCAAATGAATTTGTTCAAAAACTGTATAATGATTTTTTAATGGAGATAAATGATACGTATAATAATGAGGATTCTTGTATAATATGTCTTGATGTATTTGATAAAAATAATATTATGTTTGATAATGTACATAATATTACAGTTAAAAAAGATTGTAGTTGTAATTATTTTGTTCATATTACGTGTTTAAATGAATGGTTAAAAGAAAGTGAAAAATGTTTAATATGTCCTAAACCTATTGATACTTTATATAACATGTTAAGTAAACAAACAGGTAATATTGACATTGATGATGATTATATAGATGAAAATATGAATGAACCAAATAATTTTCTACGTAATATTGTATCTCATGTAAAAACAGTTATGACATTCATTTTTTATATATTATTTATATTATTCATATTGTATATAATAATAGGTTGATATCTATATTTAATCATCATATACTGTAAATCTCCCTACTTTACGACCGGTTTTTCTTGACTTTTTTTTTGATGATTTTAACATGTTTTTTCTTGTCATATTCATTGATTTTTTAATATTATTACTTTGTGGGTGTAATTTAATAGATATATTTTCGTTTATTGTCGATTTTCTTTTCATATTGCTTTCTAATTTAGAAACACGGTTTTCCAAATTAATTAAATAATTACAAAATTGTTGAATTTGTTGTGAATTCATTATATATTATCTATATATAATAGTATATCATTGAATATCATTGAATATCATTGAATATCATTGAATATCATTGAATATCATTGAATATCATTGAATATCATTGAATATCATTGAATTATTCGATTAATTTGGCTTCTTTAAATTTATAAAGCCATATATTACCATTTTTCCATTTATATGTTTTTGTAAAACCTGTTACACAACGAATTATGCTATAAATATAATGCTCTTCGTCGTTTTCTTGTAATTCATTATCTTTTTTTATATACCAAGCATTTTTATAGATAAAAATGCACATATCTTCTAAAATCCCTATATTGTATTTAATATTTATTTTTCTATTATGGTTATTCCATTTAAATTGTAATGCTAAATTGCGCAAATTTTCATTTATATATTTTTTTTTATGATTTAAAGTACTGTGTCTTGTAATATAATTTCTTTTAATTATATTTGTTTTTTTTTTATAGTTCTGAATATATATAATATCTTTATCAATTATTATTTGTCTACATAATGGACATTTTTCTAAATTATATGTTGATACACCTGTTTTTAAACATTTAAAACAAAATTCATGGTTACATGTCAATTCTATCATATCGTTTTTATTTTTAAAGCATATTATACAATTGTTCATAATAATAATAATTGTATAATATTTTATATTGTAAAATATTATAATATTTATTTATTTTTTTTAGGTCTATTATCATATTTATTTAAATTATAATTACATTTGGTTACATTAATTCTGTCTTCTTTTAACTCACTTTTTGAACCGATAGTAATATTATAATTTTCAATATAATTGTTGTTACTTCTTACAGATGGTAATTTTTCATCATTAAAAAAACGAATATGTTTCAATGAGTTTTTATGTAATATGTTACGTTTAATTATATTTTTTAACATTTATATAATTAAATATATTAAATATCTAAACTAATAGTGTTTCTACTACTCCTTTTTTTAGAACTTTTTCTAGGCATTTTTACATTAGACATTTCTTTTAAATCTTCAACACTAATAGTACTACTATTTGGTTTATTTTTTTTCATATCAACCTTTTTACTTTTTAATCTTGATAATATATTATCGATGTCACTTGGTCCTTTCATTTCTTGACGTTTATTTCTATTTTTAGATTTTAAAGGTTGAGAATGTGTTTTTGAAAATTGGTCATTAACACTTACACCGGCATTCATATTCATTTGACTAACAGAAATATTTTTCATATTTGGATTTGCATTTAATGTACGCTCTTTTTTTGTTGATACTGGTGGGGGCGGTGGTCCTCGTTGTATAATAGTAGGATCATCTTGTCTACCACCCATTACATCATTCATAAAATTACCAAATCCAGGTTGTTGTTGTCCCATTGTATTCACTGCCGCTTGTGTAAATTGTTTCATCAACTCTGGATTTTGTCGCATGATATCATCCATACCAGGTATAGAAGACTTAAACATACTATTGGTCATGTGGAGCATTACAGCTGAACCACCCAATTGAAATAACAATTTCAATTCTGGTGCCATTTTTGCTTTAGATTTATATTTTTCATGTAATTCAGAAAAAATATCATCATAATCATCTATATTCTCGTTTAATTGTTCAGACCAGCCATCTAATTTTAAATCAAATGGGTCAAATTTATTATTTAAAAATTCCAATCCAGTAATACATGCCATTAACATTCTACCTTGAAATTTAACACTGTCTTTTTTGGTTTTTTCAGATACAATTAGTTCGTACTCCCCCTTCATTTCATCTAGTTTAGAATCCATTGTATATTTTTGTGATAATGTTATACCTTTGCGCTCTATTTTTTCAAGTTTTTTTAAATATTTAAACTTCTCACTTAATTCCTCTTTTTTAGATAGGGTTGGTTCGGTCTTTCCTTTATTATTAATTGGTACATTGTTAAACTTTCCAAACCCATCCCATGTTTTTTTATCTTTCATAGCAGATGCTGTCGCGGATCCTACTTGTCCAACTGTATAGCCATTTGTATTTGATTTGACATTCGAATCAAATGAATTTAAATTTACTTTTGTTGAATCATTAAATGATACATTTAAATTAGGAGCATTATCTGTTTTTAAATTTTCAGACAAACTGTTTAAATCTTTCTCCAATTCATCTAAATCTTTTAAATCGTTATCCATAGTACCTTTATTGTCTTTTACATCTATTTTTTTATTCATTAAAAATTCTAAACCTCCTCCAAAATTAACAGATGGTTTTTCGTCTATAGCCATCTTTTGTGTATTAATCTCTTTAATTTCTTTATTATCATTAATATTTAATGATATTGTTTCTGAAGCATTTAATTCAATAATTTCGGGTTCATTTAACTTATTCATTTATGATTAAACAAGAACAAATAATTTTAAGTAATCCGCATTATATATTTAATTTTGAAATATCCATATTAATCAAATTTTTACTTTTTAAATACCAAATACATTGCAGAAAACTATCCGCTAAATCGTCTTTTTTTTTACTATTTTCAAAAATATTGAGTGACTCTTTATTAAATTGTTCTTTATTGAGTATTTGTAATGTTAATGATATACCCATTTTTTTCCTTTCGATATAATTCAGTTTGTTTTTAATATTAAATAGTTTTAATTTGTTCATTGCGGAAATATATTCTATATTTGTAATATTATTCATTATAAAGTATTGGGTTATCATACCCTGAATTGATTTCATTCTATTTGCTAATGGGCCAATTTGATTTTCTATTAACACATTTGAAATATCGTGATTTTTAAAAAGTACATCAAATTCTCTCTTTAAATTAACACCAAGTGTTACTAAATTAATTGGTGAATTACTTGGTTTTTTCTTTTCTATATAATTATAAAAGTTTTCATTTACATATTTTTTTATTTGATCAACTAAAACAATTTTTTTAACATTTTTAACGTGTGGTATTTCATAATCATACATTATTTTATATAAATCTTGTAGTTTCATTTTTTTAATTTTATTTAATTTTGATATACTTAGTTCTTGTGTTGGTAGCGAAAAAACACCGCATTTTGCATGTGTCTTACAATAATATTTGTTGTTTTTTTCATATCTGGCTTTTTTATTACATATATTATTTGTTGTTTTTTTCTGTTTTTTTATTATTGAACAACATTTATACTCTTTATTTGTATTACCAATATTTGTAACACCCCATGAAATGATATCATACGTTTTATTATTTTTAATATCAAATAAACAATATGCTAAATTTTTAATACCAACATCAATACTCAATATTTTCATATTATATAATTTATGATAGATTATATAATATATATAAATTTATACCAAAAAAATCATAAAGTATATGATTTTTTATTCATCTCTCTTTTTTGTGTATTAATAAAATCTTCTTTTAAATCACTATTTTCATAACCTTCTGGTTTTAACATATTATTAATATTATCTTTTGTATAAACATATGGTGATAATTGTTTTTTTAATTTTGGCAATTGAAGCAAGTTTTTTGAATAACCACACTCTTTTTGTGCTAACAAAGAATTATTTTCTATAATCTTATTTGCATTATTTGTTAAATATTTTCTATAATCCGCATTACTTTTTACAGCATTACTATTTTTAATAATATTGTTTTTCGCACCACTAAAGTTTATCGGTTCGTTATTTTTAAAAAACAAGTATTTTGATGAATTATTAATATCGTAAGTACTTGAATCAAATTTATTTAAACTCATATAATATATACGAATAATATATATTTTAAGCTGTTAATAAATTAATTAGTTGATCCTTCTTAAGTTTTTTTGCCTTGTTCTTTGAATCAACCAATTTTTTATTATAAACCATTTCCCTTAAAACACTTACTTTTAATTTTTTAAAATTTGTTTCAATATTTGAATTTCCATCCAATGTGTCATTTGGCATTTCAACTATTTTTTTATTCGTATCTTGCTCTTTATGTTGAATACTTTCATCTAATTCATCAGTATCACTTTCTGAATCAGAACCCATGCTGTCACTGCTACTACTATAATTTGTTTCTTGTTTTTTATTTAACGTCATAGATTCATCTGGTTCAACATCAATACTGTCATCAAGTGTTAATTCACCCAAATTATAAGTTGCATCCTCGTATAGTTTTTCTATAATTTGTTTCTCTAATGTATTATCATCGTTACTTTTTTTTACAACAACCGATTCTAATTTCATACCCGCATCTTCATTCATGACATTTAAATGATTTGCAATATTCATTAATCCATGTTTATCGTCATCTTGATCTTCGTCATCACTATCACTATCTTCTTCGTTTGATTGTCCTCCAAATTGATCAACTGAATGTTCTAAATTCGAACTTAATAATATTTTTCTTGATGAATCAACATTGTTGTCACGTTCATCATTATCTTCATTGTCACTGTCACTGTCACTGTCACTGTCACTATCACTATCACTGTCACTATCACTGTCACTGTCACTATCACTATTTTCATTATCTGACACAACAATTTTATTATTTAAAACCGTTTCATTGTCATTATTTTCAATTGTATTATTATCACTATTTTCAATTGTATTATTATTATTATTATTTAATTCATTTGAAACAGTGTCATCCCTTAATACTTGTTGTAATATCATCGAATGTTCTAATACATTTTGATTTAAATTATTTAAATTTCGTTTTAAAACATATACAGTGTATGCTAAAAGACATAATGTTGCAAATAAAATTACTAAAATTACTGGTGTTAAAAAATTACCAAACATCTTTATTATAATATAAATAACACTTATTCTTTAAAATATAAACGAATAGATTATTTAAATTTCATATAAATCATTCATTATTTTTAATGCATTTTTAACTATTTCATTTGGATATGAAATTTTTTTTAATACTTGAATTCCTCCTTTAATATTAGTAATTCCATTTTTTAATTTATATGTATAATTATTATCCACAACATCCATTCCTTTATTCAATACTTTTTTTCTTTCACTATTTTTATTATTGTTTTCAACTAAACCACATAATTTATAATAATGTGTTGTTAATACCATATTTACGTTTTTATTTCTATTCAAATATTCAATAAATGAATATCCGCACGCTATAGCTTCCGAAATATTAGTACCCGAATATAATTCGTCTAGAATACATAAATGTCTTTTATATTTATTTATATCTGAAATTATTTTATTACACCTTTTAACTTCTGCTTGAAATAAGCTATCTCTTCCCGATGTATCTGGAATATTTATATAAGAATGAATTCTATCATACAAATATACTGATGCTGAATCATAAAATCCAAATCCAATTTGTTGAGATAATAAAATATTAATACCAATACCTTTTATAATAGTTGTCTTACCTGACGCGTTGGGTCCTGTTATTATAAAATTATTATTTAAATTAACATTGTTTGTGACTATTTTTGCTTGTTTTTCCAATAACAATAATGGTGGGAAATAAAAATTACATAATTCGGTTTTTTTAGTATTAAATTTCGCATTATTAATGGTTTTGTCAATATGCAATAATTTAATATCATTCATATTTTTAATAAATCCACACCATTTAAATAAGAATTCAAACATGTCGACATTTTCTTTTTTAAGATATATATTATAAAAACTTTTCATTAACAATCCAATTTTTGTAATTGTTGATAAATTTATTTTATTATCATCTGAAATATCAATGTTTTCAATTTCTATGTTAAATATTTTAATATTCTCTCTTTGAATTAATAATGATTTAATAAATTTTCTATATCCTTTCAACTTTTGATATTTAGATATGAATATATTCATGGTATTATCAATATGTAATATAAATCGCTGTATTTTTGTTATGTATTCCTTAAATTTTCGTATGTAATTATAAAATAATAAACATGTTTTACAATTTTGATATATCTGAAATAAATAAAAAAAAGCACTAAATACGATATATACTTTTTTTGTTAAATTTTGAGATGAAAAATCCGTGAACAGTTTCCCAATTGAATATTTCGAAACAATATTTTTAAGTAATTGAATATAATTTTCGACAGAAATATCTATACCTCTTAATTTCATAAGAATAAAAGGGAAAATTAAAACCAATATTGGTAACATCAAAGAGAGAATTGGTGACATCAATTTATATGTTGATATTCCTTGTAATACATGAATATTTTGATTAAACTGTTTTAATAAATTTATATTAATATAATTATATTTGTTAAGAAAATTATCTTCATTATCAAAATCATTTATAATATTATATGCATCTTCTATTATTGTATTGTTTAATGAAATATCCATTGTTTTTATTATTTTTTGAGTACTCTTAAGATAATGTTTGTTATTTGTATAATATTTGCCCCAATTATCTTTCACTTTTTCAGTATATCTATCTTTAGTTTTAAATAAAATATTATATATATTTTTATAGTCAAAATCAATTTTTAATTGATCGTCTAGTTTTATTTTATCTTTTAAATATTCTATTGGTAATTTAAAAGAATTTTGACTTGACATTTTAATAATATTTTATTTAAATAAAATGTAATAAACGTAATAATTAACAGTGATCATTGTATAAATGAACTAGGCAATTCTCGTATTTGTGTTTGGTAATGATCCTCTATATTTTTCATTTTTCTAAAATCTCTTTTTGTAGTAAAATTAATTCCCACCCCCTTTCTCCCCCAACGACCACTTCGACCAATTCTATGCAGATATGTATGAACGCTTTTTGGAATATCAAAATTAATAACTGTACTAACTTGTTGTATGTCAATCCCCCTTGCCGTAACATCCGATGAGATTAATACGCGACATGAACCTGTTTTAAATGAATTATATGAATCATTACGATCTTGTTTATCCATACTTCCATATATACAACACACCGGGTAACCGTCACCCTTCATGGCTTCATACAAATCCTGTACCCTTCTAACACTATTACAATATATAATGCATTGAGACATTGATATTGTATTATATATATCCTTAAGTGTGTCATACTTACTATTATCATCTTCCAATGCAATAAAATATTGCGCGATACCCTCCAATGTCAACTGTTCTTTTTGTACCAAAATTTTAACAGGGTCTCTCAAAAATTTATCGGTCAATGAATACAAATCCCTTGGCATAGTTGCACTAAATAGGCATATTTGAATATTATATGGTAGAAATGCAAAAATGTTGTATATTTGATCTTTAAAACCGAAATTCAACATTTCATCTGCCTCGTCTAAAATAATAATTTTAATATTTTCCCTTTTAAGGTGTTTCCTTCGAAGCAAATCATGTGTTCTGCCCGGACATCCACAAATAATATGAGGTGTATGGTTTTTCAATATATCTATATCTTTTTCTACACTTGTACCACCAACCAATACATGTGTTTTTAATCCTTTCATTAGTGATCCTATACCCTTTAATACTGCATCTGTTTGATAAGACAATTCATGTGTTGGTGATAGAATTAACGCTTGTGTTGTATCTTGAGTTAAATCGATTTTTTGCAATACCGAAACGGTGAAACACCCTGTTTTCCCTGTTCCTGATTGTGCTTGCGCAATAGTATCTTTCCCGTCAATAACTGTCAATAAAGCCTTTTTTTGTATGGGACTCGGTTTTTCAAAACCATAGGAGTAGATTCCCCTAAGTAAGTTTTTTTGTAGCATTTCTGCATCATCCCATTCTTTTATTTCAGATGGTATATATTTTTTAACAATCCCTTCTTTTTCATTTTGGTTATCTTGTTTATCTTTTTCATTTTGGTTATCTTTTTTATCTTGGTTATCTTGGTTATCTTTTATGTTTTGTAAATTTAGATTCATTGTATATTATCTATTTATGGTTTTAAGTGTATTTTATAGATAATTAATATATAAAATTGATATAAATATTATATTTGTAATTTTATATAATATGATGCAATATAGTTTAATTGAATTTAATAAAATTCAAATGCAGGGATTTTCATATGATTTGGACAAAACAACATTAGATATTGTTAAAAATATAGCAAAACTTGTTGGTGATGATAGTTATATTAAAACACCGAATTTTGAAAAAAAAAGACAACATTATAAAAAAAAACGGAAACAGATTAATGACGATGAATGGAAAATAATGAGGGATTTTAAGGTAACGACTATTGAAAAAAAAGAAGGTATTGAAGAAATAGTTAATAAAATAAGAGGTCATATTAATAAAATTAGCAAAAATACATATGATAAAGAATTTAATAATGTATTACAAATCCTTAATGACAATAATCTTATTAATAACGAAATTCATATGAATAGAATAGTGAATTCAATATATGATACTATAACAAAAAGTACTTTTAATAGTGATTTATATGCAAAAATGTATTATAATTTATCTAAAACAAATAAAATTATGAAAGAAAAAATTAACAAGGAATATTATGAATTATATAAATTTTCGGATTCAATACAATTTTATGACCCAAATGTTGATTATGATAAATTTTGTGATAATAATAAAGAAAACGAAAGGAAAAAATCTACAATTGGTTTTTATTCCAATTTATTATTAAATAATATGATTTCGGGAGATGATATTTTTAAATTATTTGAACATTTTGTTAATTTTATAGTACAACAAAATATAAATAATGTTGAAAAAAAACACGCAAATGAACAAGTTATAGAGTGGATTTATATATTGATTACAAATTGTTATGAAAATTTAATAATGGACGATGATTGGGATGATATATACGAAATATTTGAAACTGTTTCAGAATATAAATCAAAGGATTATGATGGTTTAACAAGTAAAATTATATTTAAATTTATGGATATAATTGAATTTATAGAAGAAAATGAATAATTTAATATATTATGATTGTTAATTAATATATTAAAAAAACCAATTTTTTTTTGATTTAATAATTGGTGGTTTATTAGTTTTAAATGCAATAACATTATTTGGATAATAATTTTTTATATACTCAAACATATGCTTCGTTTTCATTGATAAATTACAAGAATTACATATTGGTCTCATATTATCTATTGAAATTGTACCCCCATTGTTCTCAGATAACACATGACCACAAACGAAGTTGGATTTACTTAATTTTGTTTTTCTACAACAATAACATAAAGAAATACCTTCATTTTCACCGACCCATTTGTCCCATACATCTTCCTTTATTTTTTTAGGTATACTCTTTTTTGATTTAATAGTTTTTTTTTTAATTATTATACCGGTCTCTTCTTGTATTAATTCTTGTATCCATTTATAACAAAAGTCTTGTGATATATTTGAATACATACCCAAATAAAACCCGTGAATATTTGCTAATTCAATATATTCAGGCCATTTTTTGATTTTTCTAATATTTTTTTCATATGATTGAATTGGCCATTGTTTCATTTTTTGATTTTTATTTTCAATAATATTAATTAAAGATTGGGCATTTATAACTGATTCATTATTTTTTAAATTCGTTTTTAAATTTGCATATAAATACTCAATTCCTTCTTGAAAATGATTTTTATTTATATAAGGCCTTTTAGGTCTTTTACATTGTGCCCATATTTTTGGATAATTTTGAAAAAAATATAATGATATTTGATCAACAACATCTTTGTTATCATAATTTTTAAATTCCGGTAATTGTGTATTTTTATTTATTAACATATAATTTACTTTAAGTTCGTTAATAGAACTAACACATATACATTCAATGTCAATGTAATGTTCTTCTCCATATATTTCCATTAATTTTTTAACAGAAAAATACCGATGTTGCCCATCAACTAAATAATTATTATTGGTTTCAGAACAACAATGAATATTAATTAATCCTTGAAAATTAAAACATTGTTTTTTTTTGAAATAATTGGATTGATATTCAACAATTGAATCAACTTTATTATTATCGCGAATCCTCTGTATATTTGGTATAACAATATATTCATTCATTAAATTTGAAAATGATATCGAGCCTATTAATTTATTATTTATAATATAAAAGTGTTTAAATAAACTAGTTTTTTGAAAAAACATTAGTTATGATTAATAATGTAATAATAAAATATATCTAAGTAATTGTATTAAACATTATTTTTTTATATATACAATGACGTGTAATAATGTGTATTATAAAATAAAAGAAAAAAATAATGAAAATACTAAAAATATGGAAGAATTTACTAGTGATTTAGTTAATAGTTTAAATAATGAATACAGAGATATTAAATCAAATGAAAGTGATGATGGTATGAATTATGATTCTATGGGTATTATGAATAATCTAGATAATATGGAAAATCTAGATGATTTAGTAACAGAAAATAATTATTTTGCACACCATTTAAATTATCATGATAATTATACAGTTAAAATGTTGGGGAAAATAATGGATTATTATGGTTTAAATAAAAGAAAATTAAAAAAGGATGAAATAATTGAAAATATTTTATTATATGAAGGTGAAATATGTAATATTGAAATAATTAAACGTAGAAAAATGTTGTGGTTTTATGTTAGTGAATTAAAAAGTGATGATTTTTTTAAACAATATATTTTAGTTGATATTTAAAATAAATAATTCTATTAATACTATATAAATGGTTAAATCAATTTTAAAAGATGATATTAATTATATTGAAAATCGTAATTTATACAATGAAGATAAATCTTATGATGCACCATTGTTTGAATATGAATTAGAAAATAATAAAAGTATTATAATAGCAGTCGGACAAGCAAAATATAAATATATCGAAGAAGATATTATATTTTTTCCGATTTATTATATTAAAAATGATAAGGTAGATCATCAAATTGGATTATATGAAATTGAATCAAATCAAATTGAAAATTTGTTAGATTCAGATGGTGATACTGATATAACCAATATGGGAGAACCATTATTATATAGTTTTTTTGATATGGAAAATATTAAAGGTGAAGGTGTAATTGATAATAAGGATAATGATGTGGATAATAAGGATAATGATGTGGATAATAAGGATAATGATGTGGATAATAAGGATAATACCGATGAAAGTGATAGTGATATGGATGTAGATTCAGGACAATTTTATAATGTAGTTGAAAAAGACAATTGGATAAATAAATATATGAAATCAAGTGAATATGGTATGGTAGATAATGAAGGAAATGGCGATTGTTTATTTTCAAGTATTAGAGATGGTCTGAAAACTATAGGAAAAAAAATGGAAGTATATGAAATGAGAAAAATTCTTTCTGATATGGCAACTAAAAATGATTTTGATGCATATATGGAAAATTATAAATTTATAGATGATAATTTGAAATTAACAAGGGATCATATTTCACAACTAAAAGATGAAAATAAAAACTTACAATCTATACTTAATAGTAATGTTGATAGGGTTCAAAAAAACAAAGTTATTGAAATGGGTAAAAAATTATCAGACAAACATTTTCAATTGAAAAATGATTATTTATTGCACAAAGAATTAATGAATGATTTTGTATTTATGAAAAAAATAAAAACATTAGAAGATTTTAAAAAAATATTATTAACAAGAACATTTTGGGGAAATTCATGGGCGATTTCGTTATTGGAAAAAGAACTAAATGTTAAATTTATATTATTATCAGAAGAATTATATGAGGATAATAGTACGGTAAATGTTGTGCAATGTGGGGATATGGTTGATAAGGAAATAGAGAAAAAAAGGGTATTTAATCCCGATTATTATATCATATTATCTTATACGGGATTACATTATAAATTAATAACGTATAAAAGCACTGGTGCATTAAAATTTGAAGAATTAGAAAAAAAATTAGTGAAATATATTAGTGAAAAATGTCTTGAAAAAAACTCAGGTATATATTCTTTTATTCCAGAATTTAAAAAACATGCAAATAAGGGTAGTGAAATGATATCCAAAGGAGAAAATTTATTGGATATTAATGACGATTTATTTGATGATAGTATTGTGTTACAATTTTATTCAAAATCATCCGATAAACCATTGCCAGGGAAAGGGTCTGGTGAAAAAATGCCTTTGGAAAAATATAAAGAATATAGTGAATTGGCGAGAATACCAAAATGGAGAAAAAAATTGTCTAATTTTTGGATCGAGCAATTTGAACTAAATGGATTGAACTGGATGTCAGTTGAACATTATTATCAAGGTTCAAAATTTAAAGTTAATAATGTTAGATTTTATAATGAATTTGCAGTTGAATCAGAAAGTGAATTATCAAAAGACCCAGTAATGGCGAAAGCAGCGGGAGGAAAGACCGGTATTTATAGAAAGGAACGTGTGCGAGCAAAAAATATTGAAATTGACCCACATTTTTTTAATGGTGATCATAAAACCGTTATGTTTGATGCTATGAAAGCTAAATTTAGTCAAAATAAGGATTTGAAAAATATGCTTATGGCAACGAAAAATGCAAAGTTAGTGCATTTTTCAAGAGGTAGTCCCCCAGTTGTATTTTATAATTTAATGAAAGTAAGAGATATGTTGAAAAAAATATGAAATTTGAAAAAATAAATATATAGTATATTATTAATAAAGTAATATTATTAATAAAGTAATATTATTAATAAAGTAATATTATTAATAAAGTAATATTATTAATAAAGTAATATAAATTTTTATATGCAATAATTGCTTAAAACATATATATAAAATATATATATATATATGTTCTACATAGAAGATTGTGAAAAGATAATTAGATATTTTTTAACAAATAAAGATATTATGAAAAATATGAAGGACAATACAAACAAAAAAGATGAAAAGGCAATAAATTCATTATTGACAAGAATCTATTACGATATAAGAGAAGGCGATCTTACATTATTTAAAAAAAAAATGGATGATTGTTATACAAAGGATATAATTAAAATTAATTGTATATCACAAATAAATGATAATACTATTAACGATAAAAATCCTTATATTTCAAACCATATTATTGATACTATTAAAAATGATAGTACTTATATTTTAAGATATAAATGTAATATTAAAACCAAACCAATATTTATACAATTGATTATTTTTGATGAATTAGTATCAAAGGAATTAATTGAAAAATATGATAAATGTGCTTATTTTATTTATATATGGATGAATATTATTGGTACATATAAAATTAAAAATTTTGATAAAAAAATAAATATAAATATTTATTTTACGGATGAAAAAAAGAATATGCCGGTTGGATACTTTGAAACATTAAATAATAGTCATGTTAATAGTGGATATACGAGTATTGATAATAATAATCACAAAATAGTAGTTTATAGAAAAGAAGAGTGGTTTAAAGTTTTTATACATGAAACATTTCATCATTTTAATTTAGATTTTGTTTCTAAAAAGTACCCTTTTAAAAATAAAAAGATGAGAGAAACTTTTCCTATTGATTCAAAATTCAATATTGAAGAAGGGTATGTTGAAATTTGGGCAAGAATTTTTAATAGTTGTTTCGTAAGTTTTTTTATGTTGGATGATAAAAATAATAAACAAGATTTTTTACAATATTCAAATTTTCATTTACAATTGGAACGTATTTTTTCAACATATCAAGTTGTTAAATTATTGAATTATATGGGTCTTAAATATGAAAATTTGTATTATAAAAATACAGTTAGTGCGAATTTGCGTTCATATTTATATAAAGAAGATACACATGTATTTTGTTATTATGTGATTCCGTGTATTTTTTTAAATAATATGCCATCATTTTTAAAATGGTGCGATGACAATAATACTTCATTTGTTAAATTTAAATCAACTGAAAAAAATGTGGAACAGTTTATAACATTGTTATCATCATTACATAAAATTAAGGGGTTTATGAAAACAGTTAAATTATTAGAAAATTTAAACTCAGTAGATAAAAAAACACCGAATATATTACTAAGTACAATGAGAATGATATCAATAGAACACTTTTAAATATAAAATTGATATATATTATATTTAAATTTATAATTTATTATTAAATGGGTATCAGAGGCCTTAATTACTATATTAAAAAAAATACACGGAATACGCTTATTAAAAAAACATTCGCAGATTATAGGGGTGAGATTATTGTTATCGATGCAAGTATATACATATATCAATTCTTGATGTCAAAAAATTACATAGAGAATTTATTTATAATGATAAGAAAGTTTATGAAATATAAAATAACGCCAATATTTGTATTTGATGGTGGTATTCCGACTGAAAAAAAGGTACTAATAGAAGAGAGAAAACGAAGGAAAATGAAAAACAAACAAGAATATGAAAAACTTTGTATTGAATATGAAAAACTGATAGAAACAACTAACACTAATAATGATATAAAAATTGAAAAAATAAAGAAGCTAATGAATAATAAAAGAAAAAATTCAATTAAAATAAAGAAAAAACATATTGAAACTATTAAAAATATGTTCGATGTATTTGGTGTTCAATATTTAAATGCTGATGGTGAAGCAGATATATTATGTGCGAAAATAGTGAAGGATGGAAATGCGTGCGCGTGTTTAAGTGAGGATACTGATTTATTTGTATATGGGTGTCCAATTGTATTGCGTTATTTTAATTTATATAAGGAAACATTTGTAGAATATAAATTAACCACAATTTTGAATAATTTAGAATTAGATTTTAACTCTTTTCAAGATATATGTATAATATCTGGTACCGATTATAATGAGAGTCAATATCAGATAAATACATTGTATGATATTTATATGAACGAATATAAAAAAAATAATACAGAAAATTGTTCATATTATAAATGGTTTAAACAAAATCATTGTGATATTGATTTGGATAATATATATAAATTATTTAATACCAATGATATTTCATACAAAATAAATGATAAATCATTAATACAGATAAATTTATTAAAAAATACTTTATTGCCACATAATTTTATATTTATTTAATACATATATGATATTTACCATAGCTGCTAGTGTAATTGATACAATAATTATTAAAACTTCAGTGTATGCATTAGAAAAAACCGTATATGGTATTTTTTTTACAGGTAGTTCTATATATAATTGGTATTATGATATAAAAAAAATAGAAGATAAAGATGAAGAATATTATCATATAGAAATAGACGAGTTAAAACATGAAATATACGAGTTAAAAATGGCTCTTAAAAAGCGTGATTAATAATATAATATAGTTTATTATATTATTATTTTAATAATAAATGTTATAGAACATTAAGTCAATTATTGACTAGCAACAACACTTGAAGATGCCTTTGCAAAATGACCCTTCATATACTTTTGAAGATTGAAATAAGTAAGTTCATCTCCCTTCTTCAAATTCAACAATTTAGCAAGGTTCTTATCTGGGTTAATCTTACGTCCATTATCCTTATCCTTCAAATTGTGCAGACAAACATACTTGTTAATTTCCTTGGTAACAGCAGTCCTTGCCATTTCAGTTCCCTTTGGAACCTTAAGGAATGCAGCCAGTTCATCACTAATAAGGGTTGGCTTAGTGAACCCACTTGGCTTACGCTCACCCTTGTTACGCTTACGCTTTGCAGCTGCCTTATGCAAACTCTTCATTTCACGAGTCGTCTTCTTTTCAAGTGATCTGAAATCTGTCTTCAATGAAGATAGTAGAGCAGAAAATTGTTGAAGCTTTGCCAAAAATTCTACATACGATTCATGCAATTCAGAATCTACATAGGAATTACTACTACTTTTAGTAGCAGTAACAGTAGCCACTGCACTTGCTACTGGAGTACTTGCTACTTGGGTACTTGCTACAACCTGTTCGGGTTCTGGGGTACTTGCTACCGTTTTAACTGATTTCTTTGCTCTCTTTGCTTTTACTTTCTTTACCATTTTATAAATTAGTATATCATGTTTTTTTTAAGTCTTTTATAATAATATATTTTTTAATTAATAATAAATAAATAATGTCCAATGTAATTTTAACTATGTGCAACCGATTCATACAACCATGGCATAGCAACTGCAGCATTAACGTTAACAAGAGTAAGTGCTGATAAAATATATACAGCGCCCAGTTTTCTTTGTTCTATATTATTTGATGAATATATGAATTTTTTAATAATTCTTATTAATTTTCGTTTTAAACTATTTTCACTTATTCCATTTAATGTATTTATATTAATATTAGAAAATGGTCGTCCATTCGGGGGACATATTAAACGCCGTGTTTCATTTGATAAATTTGCTCTATAATTCCATATATCATATAATTCTCGAATAAATGTTACAATTTTATTATTAGATAAATTAATAAACCAATTAATGTCTGTATAATTTCCTAATAAATCTATTTCTTGACAAATAGTCAACATTTTGCTAGCATATGTTTCAATTTCTTCTTCGGGTTCTGTGTTTATTTTAATATTTACGTCTACATTGATACACTTACATAATCTAATTATTTTTTTCATTTTAAATTTCAAGGAACTATAATCTGAGAAATCACTTCTATTATATGGATTCTTACTATTTTCATTATATCTTTCAAATAAATTAAAGAGAGATAAAATATCAAATCCATAAATGAATTCAGAATCATCCCGATATAATATTAATTGATAACACGGAATATTCGATATATTTTGTAATGAAAAAAAATCGGTCTCATTTGTGCAATTTTTGATTTTATATGTCAACAAATTATTTAATTTAAATATATTTTGCACAATACGCTTTCTATATATACTTTGAATTAATACCGCATTATTAGACAATTTTAAATGATTATATATCCTATTTAATAATTCGGGTTTATTACCAGATAATTTAATTTTATAATACCTAGCAATTGTTTTTAACTGGTTCACATTATAATTATAATATGTCAATTTGTGATACTCAGAAAATTTCAAAATTTCAAAATCTGATTGTTTCATTTTTTTTAATTTTTTTGTTTTAATTACGGGATCATATATTGATTTCATATACACATTGGGACTAAATATTGCTTTTTTTAATTTAAAAATTTTTGTATTCATTATATATTTATAAATATTATTCTTAAAATATTTTTTATAATATATATAATTTTGTTTGTATTCTATAAGTATATCACCTATATAAATGTGTATCTTAAAAAATGGGGGTATTTTTTTAATTAAATAAAAAATTGATTTAAAAAGAGCCCATATATTATATTATATTAATTAATCATGCAATCAATTATTACAGGAACAAAATTCAACGCAAACAAAGATATTTTATACACCAAACCAAAGTTAAATTCAGTAGGAGGAAAGAATGTTGGGATTCTAAATGCCAAGACGAAAAAGGCAACATATATCGCAACACCATTGATGCTGACATGGGGTGTTAATGAGTATGTAGATGAAAAGAATGGAAGAAGGACTTATGATATGTCATTGCAATTTCCTAGAGATGATTATGCAAATGATGATACTAGAAATTTCTTGGCAAATCTAGTTGCATTTGAAGAAAAGTTGAAATCAGATGCAGTTAAATACAAGAAAGAGTGGTTGAATAAGAGTAAGATGAGTTCTGATGTAGTAGATGCGCTATGGACTCCAATGCTTAGATATCCTAAAAATCAAGATACTGGTGAACCAGATACAACTAGAGCACCAACTCTTAGAGTTAAGTTGCCTTATTGGGAAGGGGAATGGAAAAGTGAATTGTATGATATGAATGAAGAACAATTGTTTCCAAATTCAGAAGAACTTACACCAGTAGATTTGATTACTAAAGGAACACATCTAGCAGCAGTACTAATCTGTGGTGGTGTTTGGTTTGCCAATGGGAAATTTGGTGTAACTTGGAAATTGTTTCAAGCAGTTGTTAAACCAAAGGCGACTCTTAGAGGCAAGTGTCATATCAAATTGACGTCTAATGAAAGAGAACAACTAAATAGTAAGAATGAAGAAGAAGATGATGAAGAAGAAGATGATGTAATGGTATCAACCGTAGTATCATCTGATGAAGAAGATGATGGAGAAGAAGATGATGGGAAAACTGTACAAGAAGAAGTACAAGAAGAAGTAGCGCCTAAATTCACCACACCAAAGAAAAAGGTTGTTAAGAAGAAGAAAAAGGTTGTTAAGAAGAAGAAGAGTACATCATCAGAATAAATAATACGTGAAAAAAATAATTACTTAAAAATAATTACTTAAAAATAATTACTTAAAAATAATTACATTAATAATATATTAAATTAAAATTAATAATATAGATTTTTTTCTATATTCATTTGTCAATTTGCCCGAGTGGTCTAAGGGGCTCGACTTAAGATCGAGTGTATTCGTACTCGTGGGTTCAAACCCCACAATTGACATCTGTTATATTTTAATATTAATCAATAATTATTATCATATAATCTAGCTCGAATAGCTCAGTTGGTTAGAGCGTGCGACTGTTAATCGCGAGGTCACAGGTTCAATCCCTGTTTTGAGCGTAGGTGGCGACCTTTAAACGCATTGTGTTTATAATAGGAGATGAACCTATTTTGGCACAAGGTGACGACCTTAAACGCAATAGCTACTTGGCGCAGGGGAAGCGTGCCGCGCTCATAACGCGGAGGACATCAGATCGAAACTGATAGTAGCTACGGTGGTGACCATAAACACATAAGATCACTTACAGCAATATTACTCATAATCAAGAAATTTTAATATATAGTGGTCTGTTGCCGGATATAGCTCAGTTGGTAGAGCGATTGACTGTAGATCAATTGGTCGTGTGTTCAATTCACACTGTCCGGATCTAAATCGGAATTGCAAAATTCTAATTTAAGTCTATTTCATAAATTTATTAATAATAATATGTGTATTATTATTAATTATAAATATATTAATTATATTTTTTCCCACAACCACACTTTCCACCACGTTTATTTGTTCGCTTTTTATATGTTTTATTACGTTTATTTGTTCGCTTTTTATACTTACCACCCTTTAATGTTTTTTTAATATATTTTTCCAAATTACGAATACTTTTTTTTAAACGAGAAGCAATTTGCTTCCTTTTTCTTGTATTATTTTTTAATGTTAATTTCATATATATTATAAAAATATTATTTATAATATTTATAATATTTATTTTACAGTTTTCTTATGTATCATTATATATGTTAAAAATCCAATTAATGATAATAACAGAATACATAAAATATATAAATTAATATTATAATTGTAATTTTCCTTGCAATTTTTAATACATTTTATATTATAACTTTTCCCATTATTAAATGGATATATTTTAATATATATATCGTCATTGTCATCGGGTTGTAATGTATTATAATATTCTATTTCATTTATTTTATCAAGATTCATATATCTTAGTATTAATAAAAATTTATATTAATTTTATATAAAATATAATATCGGCTTTATGGGTAGTGTCTAATAATTTTGTTGGTTGAATAATTGACAGACCTTGATTTTTTAATATATAACGCTGATATTTTTTAATATATAATTTTTCCATAGGAATTGTTATTATTTTAGAACCAATAGCATAATCTATTTTTTCTTCATTGAATAAAGTCAAACATTTTTTCTCCAAACTAATATGGATATTATTATTTTTATCAATATTAATATTTTCCGGCAAATCGGGTATACATTTTACATAAATATCTTCTCCACCAAGTTCAAAAATTAAATCACTATGCCATAATGGAACAGATAATTTTTCGTCATTATGATTTATAACAAAAATTTCATTGTTATACATATTTTCTAAAGTTGGTTCTAATATATAATATATTGCATCTTCATTTTTCTCTCTTATAATATTATTTATTTCTTTTATAAATGAATCATCTAATTGAAAAACAGAATTATATGTTTTTATAATATTGTATAAATAAACTATGTTTTCAATACTCATTTTTTTAATTATTTTTATTGATAAAGTATTACACATCCTAAGTATATTTTTAAGTTCTTCTTTGTTTATAGAATGAATTAATCTATTATTAAAGAGAGAATTAATAAAAGTGTTAAATAATGAATCATATGTGGTATTTTTATCCGATTTATAATCAGTTAAAAATGTATATGCATCATTAATTTCCTGAAATCGCTCGGTGGCATCATTTGATTTATTTTTATCTGGATGATAAAATAATGCCCTTGAATAATATTGCCTTTTTAATTCACTACTACTATATTTTTGATTTAATTGTAATATATCTATTGCCTTATCAAAATTCATATATAATTCTTATTAAATTAATGATAAAATTCTCTAAATGATAAATTGGTCTATAATTATTGTTATAATATTTATAAAAATTATAAGTATTCTTAAAAACAACAAAAACATTTTTTTCATGTATCAATTTTTTTTCAACCAATTTTGAAATGATAAATGATATACTTTGATTTAGATCCAATTGATATATAAATATGTTATATAAATAATCTCTCAATTGTAACAAATCAATCTGTTCATAATTTATAATATATTCAATTATTTTTTCGCAATTTTTTGTATATATATTATCGAAAAAGTCAATGTCATTTTTAATATTTTTAATATTTTTCATTGTATCATAATTTGATATTAATTTAATATTCAATGTTGATTTATATTTATGATTACTTGGTTTTGAATAATACATAGTTAAACTTGATTCTACTATATTATTTGGTAAGAAAGTTATATGTTCACATAAAAATATAAATTTAATAGTCAAATTATTGAACGGATTTTTTTGTATAAAACTATAAAATATTTCCAATAATTCATTATCTATACTATGAAAATTTTTACATAATATTATACCCCCCTTATGTTTTCTTGTTTTTATTATATCACATATATTTTTATATATGTTATTCCATAATATTTTAGAATTACATCCCAATAATGTGAAATCAACTTCATAATGTATATCACTTATCTTTATAAAATATTCATTTTTATTATATAAAACAGTAATTTTTTTCTCGTATTTCAATTTTGATTCACTATATTTTTTTATAATATTTAATGATTGAGTATATTTTCCAATACCACTAATACCATATAAAATAATATTATTCATATCTTGTAAATTTTCAGGAAAATATGTTGTAATTTTTGTCATTTTATTATGTAAGTTTTTTTTATTATATTCATGTAAATAATCAGAAAATTTTGTTACCTCGTTATCCATATTATATAGTTTAAATAGTAATCTTTATTTTATTATATAAATATTAAATAAATAGAGTATGATATAATATGATATAAATTAATTATGGACAACGAAATAAATGAATTAATGAACGAATTAGAAATATTGAAGGGAAATGCACCGAATCTCTCTTTAATTTGGCAAAAATACATAAGAAAAAGGTATGATAAATTGTTATGCGATATAGAAGAATGCAAAAATGTTATTGATATTTTAAAAGAAGATAATGTTGGTGACCTTACTATTATGCAAATGATAATATTATGTTATATACGACAAGAACAAAATAGTTAAAAATGTAATTGATTTAAATATATATTACAATATTTATAAATGAATATTATATTAGACAAATCACAATTTGATTTTAATTATATATTTTTTAAAGATAAAATTAAAAATACAGTTTATAATGATAGCAGTTTTATGAGAATTTTCTATTCAAAGTCGAATTTTATTATGAACTCAATATCTATTATGGTTCAATTTAAAAATTTGAAAGTTATGTATAATGGAAACAAATATATTGGGCACTTTAAATATTGTGAAAATACAGATATAATAAATTATATTAAACATTTAGAATGTTATCTGCTCAATATAGCAAATATAAATAAACAAAGTGTTTATTCTTTACAAAATCAATTAACAAATGAATTTCTTAAAATTTATAATGTAGTTGACGATAAAAATATTTCCAAATTATATCTTAAAATTTCTGGTATTTGGGAAACAAACACTTCATATGGTATAACATATAAATTTTTAGTTGTTGATAAATTATAATTAACCGCAGGTCATTTATAATTAACCATCGGTTGCATAATATTTTAAAAGAATTTGCATCATACCTACAAATATAGAATTTAATATTATTAATATAATACTAAAAGTATTTCCAAATTTATCTATTAAATCAATACCAGACATTTTAACACCTATTTGGTCTAACATAGATTTAACAATAAAACCTAATTGAAACAAAGTTAATATTACAGAACTAGTATAAAATAATCTATACTCTTCTGGTACAACATTACTATTTATTTTTTTATGAAAAACAATATTTAAATTAACAATCCAATATAATATAACTATTAATAATATAGTTGGCAAGCTTTTTCTCAATATATTTTTAAGAAAATCAATCGTACCAGATTCACTATTATTAAATATTGCAAATTGAACCAATAACAATCCAATTATTGAAAACATTATCATTGAATAACCATATATTATTGCATTTGCTTTTCCATTAGTATCATCCTTTTTATTTGGTGTATTATTTCCAAAAAATAAACTTATTACTATACCAACAAATGACAATCCAAAAAATATATATGTTAAGTATTTTTTATTTGTAGTTTCATTAAATTTCATTATGTTTTTAGATTTTTCAATATCCATGTTTATATAATATTATTATATAAAATTATATTATATATATAAGTTTAATATGAATAAACTAAATGACTTTTTAACTAAATGTGTAGCAATAAGCACAAACGACAGGGATATAAACAAATGGAAAACACAAAATCATTTTGAAGTTGTACTTCCACAATATATTAAAAATATTGTATCAATGAGAATTTCAAAATTAACTCTACCAGCCTACTTTTATAATTTCTGTCATCAATATCAAAACACAAAATTTCAATTTAGATTAAAACCATCTACATTAATTCCACAAAATGATATTCATGAAATGAAGTATTATGAAATATTAGCATTAAATCAAAACAAACATTTTGAAATAACTATACCAGATGGACTTTATTGTTGTAGTGAACTTGCTACTGTAATTGAAAACCTAATGAATAATGCAGTTACTGATTTTTTAAAAAAATACACCGATATTCCAGAAATGTATAAAACATATGATTTTTTTAAATGTTTCAATGATGATGTTAAAAAAAAAATATGGTTTGGAAATACAAGAGACGCATTCGTATTTTCATTCGAAAATCAAATAAATTATAGTAATAATTGTAACAATAAGATTGTTTTTAATGATTATAGTAATTGGGGATTACCATATTATTTAGGATTTGAAAAAAATAAATATAATTCAAGTAGTTCCAAACAAACACTTTATTTAAATTATTATAGTGATGATGGGGAAAAAAATTGGTTGTCTCCATATGTACACGAAAAACCAGATGATGGTAGTGGTGACCCTGATTATTCTGATGTTAAATATTTATGTCATTATATAGATTCACCATTTCCAATAAAATTAAATCCATTAAACAATATGTATATTGAAATAAATCGTTACAACACATGTGATGAATTAATGCCATATTCTGATTCAACCACATCAACATATAACAATGATTATAGTGGAAAAGTTAATGCATTCTTTGAAAATGTACCAATTACACTGTCTTCATCAAACACTATTAATACATTTTCTAAAAATGATTACTTAATCAATAAAAATGTATTTTCCAATCCAATAGAAAGAATAAAAAAATTAGAATTTAAATTTAGAACACATAATGGACTATTAATAAATTTTAATAATAGTGAATTTGAATTTGTTATGGAATTTGAAACCTTAAATAACCATATAAAAAAATATTAATTATATTAATAATAATAGAAATATTATTATTAATTAAATACTATACGTATTATGCAACCAATCTTTCAAGACAAAAATATCACACTTCAAACAATTATCATTAAATTTATCTAAATTATAAAATTTAGGTTTTTTCATTTTAGGTGTTTTATAAAAAACATACAAACCATATTTACTTTTTCTTATACTAATATTTTTAGTTACCTCCCTCAATATATTTTTATTTTTTTTATTTGCTTTTTGTATATATTTCACAACATTATCATGTGTTTTTTCACCTTCAAAGTCTTTTAATGATATACGATTATCACCCCATTCAACATACAAACCATATTTCCCATTTTTTATAAACATAGTGGAATTTTGATATTCCCCAAGCTTAACATCCTTTATTTTCTGTTTAACAATTTCTTCTAATTTATATTCCCCTGACCTTAATTTATTTATATCTATATCGGGTCGCACTGGTATAAAAGAAACATCATTTTCAGATTCTATTCGCTTTATCACTGGACCATATTGTCCAATCATATAATAATGCTTGTCATCAATTTTAATAGTCTCACGATTGTTCCCCTTTATTTCAACATTCAATTTATTTATTTCATTAAAACATTGCCCGCATAGTTTATACCATATGTCCTTTCCATTAGCGATTAGATCCAATTTATTTTCCATTTTTTTGGTATAACTATAATTAAATATTGAATCATAATATTTTATTAAAAATTCTACAACCATTATACCCAATGGCTGTATAACCAATTTATTTGTCTCATTCCCCATTTCTTTTTCAACATATTCTGTTTTAATTATATCATCTTCTAATGTATATTTATTGCATTTTATGTTCTTACCTTTTATATCTTGTCTTTTGACATACTCTCTATACTGTATTTTTTCAATTAATGATGAAAATGTTGATGGACGACCTATCCCTTTTTTTTCCAATAATTGTACCAACTTTGCTTCAGTATAATGCATTTTCATGTTTTTAATAGATAATTTTGTATTCACGATTTTATATTTGATTTCACTATTTAATTTTATATTTCTTAAATAATTAAATTCATTACTATTATCATCACAGCCTTGAACTATCAACCAACCTTTAAATAATACATTGCGACACATATATTCATACTTACTATCATCTACCGTTTTAACAATTGATTTGAAATATTGGTATTTTGATGGTGACATACAACTTTCAAGTGTATTTGTCCATATTAACCTATATAATTTTTTTTCTCTATTACTAAAATGTTGAAATTTAGCCATGTGTAAGTTATTTATATTTATATCTGTCGGGCGAATAGATTCATGGGCTTCTTGAGCATTTTCATCTTGCGATTTTTGTTTTGTTTTAGAAGTTAATGTAATTTTTTGAATATCATCTCTTACATATGCATCACTCCATTGTTCTAATACATACTTTTTCGCTTCAGTTATAAATTCATTACTATAAAACTTACTATCGGTTCTCATATACGTTATTAACCCATTTTCATATAATTTTTGACATATTGACATTGTTTCTTTTGGCGACATACGCATTTCATTATTTGCTTTTTGTTGAATTAAACTTGTTGTAAATGGAGTTGGTTGTTTTGTACTACCATCCTTTATTTTTGTATAAATATATGTATGTTTAAATCCAATCGATTTATCCAAAAAGTTTTTAACATCCTCTTCAGTTATATACGTTTTATTTAATTCATATTCTATATTTAATTTTGTAAATATACCATTCACCTTATATACTAATTCAGTTTTTGTTTGTTCGATTTCCTTATGATTATCATATACTATTTTTAATGCTGGTGTCTGGCATCTACCAGCTGACAAACCTCTTACTGATTTTCGTGTAATATGTTTCCATAATACAGGTGATATCATAAAACCAACCAATAAATCCAAAATTTGTCTAGATTGTTGCGCGCATACTAGATCCATATTCAACCTTTTTGGATTTTTGACAGCATTTTGAATTGCACCTTTCGTTATTTCGTGAAAAATAATTCTTTTTGTTGTTTGTATATTTAAATCAAAAATATCACATAAATGCCACGCAATCGCCTCACCTTCCCGGTCATCGTCAGTTGCTAAATATACTTCCTTGTTTTTTATTGCTTTTTTAATTTTATTTATTTGTTGTTTTTTTCTTTCAATAATATTAAAAGTTGGTTTAAAATTATTATGAATATCAATGTTTTTTAAATTGTTTAATTCTCTTAAATGACCAAATGTTGCAATGCAAATATATTCTCCACCCAAATATCCTTCTATTTTTTTACATTTAGCAGGAGACTCAACTATTATAACTTTTGACATTAATTATTACTATATTAAATATCAAATAATTCTTTATTACTATTTTTTATATGATATTTTATATGATATTTTATATGATATTTTATATGATATTTTATATGATATTTTATATGATATTTTATATGATATTTTATATGATATTTTTATAATCATTCCAAGAAATATTTTTCGGCATGGTACTAGGCACAGTTTTTTTATGTTTACCTTTTTTTTTGGATCTTTCGTTGTTTTCTTTCATTAATGCACTATCAACATATAGTTTTTTTAAAATTTGACCAACTTTATATGAACCTTCATGTTGTGTTAATTCACCATTTTCAATTTTACTTAAAATATCAAGGAACTGATCAAGTGTATCCATATTCATTTCATTATTCAATACTTTAGTATACAAATCATTATAATTATCATGTAAGAATTTTGCCTTTTTAACACACATCATTTTAAATTGTTTAAAATTACTTTTTTCCAATCTGGAATATTTCTTTTTAAGTAATAATATATTTTGGACACATGTTCTAATAATTTCACTATGTTTTAATGTTCGTATTTTTTCAGTATTATCAACTGTTTGATTAGCATCTATCATACGCTTTAGTAATAACTTTTCTTCGTCATTCATTTTAATTTAATCATATTTTTTTCTATTATTTTAAACTAAAAACTTTATATAATATATATGTTTAAACTAAAAACTTTATCTAAACTATTTAATAAATTAATGAAATCATTTGGGAAATTATTAACAAAAAGAAACATTATAGTTTTTGCTTTATTTGTATTATTATATGTTATGTCTTCATCATTTGATTTATTTGAAGGTATTGCTAATAAATTACAAAACAAGGAAAGCAATAAAAGAACCGTTCATCAAAACACGGAGGATAAAGCATCGTCTAAAATGATGTTGGAATTAAATAAGAATAATCTTTCTGCAAAAGTAAATAAAAAATACGATAGTTGTTTGGGAAAATACGGTTGTGATGGTGATGATACTAGTAATATTAAAACCATACCATTTATTGACACAGGTTGTATTGCAGCCGATGGACATAAATTAAAGGCTAAAGATGATAACGATTGTGCTAGACAAAAAAGACTTTATCAACAAAAAAAACAAACTGCTCTATTAAATAATAATTAATGTTAATTATTTTATTTTAATATTATATATTAATTAACACATGCAATTTAATGATATATTTTTAACAATAGTTATAATACTTATTTTTATAATTATTAATGTCCTCAATTTATTATCAGGTGGAATGAATCATGTTAAAAACAATTGGCCATTATATAGATGCAATCCAATAGTGATGCCTTTAGCCGGATATTTTGGCCATGATGTTAATAAAAATTTCACCTATTGCATACAAAATATGCAAAAAAATTACATGGGACACGTATTAAAACCAGTTCATTATAATATGTCGGTTATAACCGACAGTGGTTCAGTTTTAATGGAAGCAATAAATAAAATAAGATATATGTTAACCAACGTTAGAGGCTTTATTGGAAATATTATACAATCTATTTTTGGAGTGTTTATGAATATAATCATTCAATTTCAAAAAGTAATGATTACATTTAAAGACACATTTGGTAAGGTAATAGGTGTTGTAACAACTCAAATATATTTCGCAAGAGGGTTTATACGTTTTTTAGAAAGTATAGTCAATGGCCCACCAGGACAAGCATTCGCAACCTTATCTGGACAAAAATTAAAATAATTTTTTTTTAAATTATAATAAATAATTTTAAAAAAACTAGTAAAAATATTATTAAATAATTGTACATTATTTATTATCCAAACAAAATATAGGAATGAATGAAACAATTGATAATAAAATCAGAGCACTATATAGAAAAAATAAAGGTAAACCTAGCTATTTAGCGGTTTCTGGTATTGATTTATTAATAACAATATTAACTATTATAGCATTCATGTCTTTAATTTCATATAATTTGGTACATTCTAAATTTAAAGAAATTAAACAAAATTGGACAGAAAATAGATGCAAACCACATATAATACCATTCGCTGGATTAATTAACAAAAATGACCCCACAAAATCCTCATTTGAAAATACTGGTGAAAATTTCGAAAAATGTACTCAAGATATATTAAATACCATATCAGATGATGCAACTAAACCTATTAATTATATGTTGGATACTATTAATAAATTATTTAAGGAAATGATAGGTGATATGAAAAATTCAAAGGCTTTGCTGGCAAATATTAGACATAATATATCTAAAATAACAGGATCTATCATGGGAAAAGCTTTAAATTTAACAACACCAATTGTTAAGATTGGTGTTACTATTAAAGATACATCGGCAAAAATAATAGGAGTATTAACAACATTATTATACTCGTTTATAGGTGTTATCAAATTAATAATTGCCACATTAAAGGGTATTACTAAAATTATTGTTGGTGCACAGATAGCATTATCAGTAACACTTGCATTTTTATGGGCAGCATTTTATGCAGCAACATTTATACCGGGATTATCGGCAATATTTTTAGGACCAATAATTACATTAACAATATTAATAACGTCTATAATAGCCCTCGGTGTTGTCGTTGAAGTAATTATAGGGTTTTTAGAAGACCCTAACTCTTTTAAAAATAGAGAGAAAAAGGATAAAAAACACAATACGGATAAAAAACACAATACGGATAAAAAACACAATACGGATAAAACATACAACAATGATATTAAACACAATACGGATAAAACATACAACAATGATATTAAACCATATAATTCAAAAGATACAGAAAATAAAATATTTACACCATGTTGTTTCGATAAAAATACTAGAATTCGCATGTGGGATAAATCAAATCATAAAACCATTCAACAAATAAATGTTGGGGATAAATTAGCGGATGGATCTTTTGTAACAGCAAAAATGAAATTATCATCATGTAATCAAAATATGTTTAAATTAAATGGTGTAATCGTATCAGGATTACATAAAATTAAAAATGAAGATGAATGGATGTATGTAGCAGATTATAAAAACAGTGAATATATAGAAGATTATAGGGAACCTTTTATTTACTGCATTAATACAACAAATAAAAAAATATTAGTTGAAAATATGGAATTTATGGATTGGGATGAAATAGATGATATGGATATAAATGAAATCAGACAAAAATTACATAGTAATAAATTTATGAATACAATAAGAACAGGTTTTACTTATAAAGATATACATTATTATTTGGATGGTGGATTTTCACATGATACTAAAATAGAATTGGAAGATGGTCGATCAGTCAATATATGTGATATTGATGTTAATGATATATTAAGATTTGGTGAAGAAGTTATTGGTATTGTGGAAATTGATTCAACTAATATTTCCAATTGTTTTAAATATAAATTACCAAATGGTGATATTATATCAGGTGGACCAAATCTCAATTTTTATAATGAAAATATTAATGATGTTACTAATATAAATGAAGTACAAAATGACAATGAATTAAATTGTAATAAAATATATCATTTATTAACCGATCAAAAACAATTTACAATTCAAAATACATTATTTTACGATTATGACTCTGCGTTAGAAAGATATTTAGAAAGAGATGGGGGATTTTATTCCATACATGCTAAAAATTTTTATCTATAAAATATGTATATGAAATTATTTGGTATCAAAATTACACTTAAATTGTGTCTACTCGCAGTCCTTATTATTGTATTAGCTTTACACATTTTATTATCACCGAATACATTGACAAATATAGAATCTATGAAAAATGTTAACTCTAACCCAGACAAATTAACTATGCTCGACGATTCTAAGTTTAAACCAGAATGTTGCCCATCCACATATTCATCATCAAATGGATGTCTGTGTTTAGATGGTGACGAAGAAAAAATGTTAGAAACTAGGGGTGGTAATAAATTACAATGTGTATAATAAATTACAATGTGTATAAATAAAATTATTAAATATATAAATTTCTATTTAATTATATATTTAACTGAAAAAAAGATACTAATTACAACATGGATTTATTTATTAAAGATACATACCAAATGGTATTTTATTATTATCTTCTTTTATTATTAATTTCTTTACAATTTCAGGTGTAACCGTATATGGAAATTCAACTTTCAATGACATTTCCTTTTTAAACAAATTAGTTTCAGGCTTCATTAATCTATACAGATTCAATTTAGTATATATTATTTCAAGACAACGCTTTAGATTTCTTACTCCTTTCTCATTATCTGATAATTCCTTAACAATATAATGAATGGTTTCTTCTGGGATAATAATATCATCTTTTTTGAAATTTACTTGTTCGCATATTTTTGGAAGCATATAATTATTCGCTATAATTGTTTTCTCCTTTTTATCATATCCCTTTGTTTCAATTCTATACATTCTATCTTTCAAAATCGGATTTACCTTTTCTTCGTGATTATAACTAAATATAAATAAACACTTACTTAAATCAAAATCAATTTCAGAAAAGTATTTATCGTGAAATTGTGAATTTTGTGTTGTATCCGTTAGATGTGTTAAAATTCCAACAATTTCCTCACCTTTAGGTGTATTGCTGATTTTATCTAATTCATCAAAATATATTACCGGATTCATTGTCTTACATTGAATTAAGATATCAACAATCTTACCCCACGTACTACCCTCATATGTATATGAATGACCCTCTAAATGACTACTATCTGTTGCACCACCCAGCGCAATAAAAGCAAACTCTCTATTTAAAATCTTACTAATTCCATTTTTAACCAATGTTGTCTTACCTGTACCCATAGGGCCTTTGATTGCGATTGCTGTGCCAACTGCATCAGGATTTGCTATCCACTGACCAACCATTTGTAGAATTTGCATTTTGGCATTATCTAATCCATATACACATTCATCCAGGACATTTTTTGCATTTTCCATAAATTCATGACAACTATCAACACCATTTTCAATATTAACTGGAAGACTGCTTCGTTTTCCAAACGGAATTCTCATAAATGTATCAACCCAGTTTTTTATCTTATAATATTCACCACTTCCAGGATCCATATGTCTCAAATTATTTATTTTTCGCATGGCCAATGATTTATATTTAACGGGGATATCACATTGAAGTAATTGAACCCTATATGGTATTTCAACAGTAGAATGTTTTTTCATTTCATCCAATTCCTTTATAATTTTTTCCTGTTCACACAATGTTAATTTATTTTTAAAGAATACATTATCATTCATATTTTTATCATGCAATAATTTTTTAAATTTTTTTGTATTTTTAACCCGTACTTTATTTTCACGAGTCATTTTTTCCTTTTTAAATTTTTTTTCCTCTTTTTCCAATTCCTTTTTCAATTTTTGAGCAACCTTATTATCTTTATCTTCTTTAAGCATTTCATCATATGTTTCCCTCAATTTTTTAAACGTTTCCTCTGTTTTTTTCCCATCCAATTCTTCTTTTTCTATTTCCTCTTTTGTCAAGCTTTTTTTCTTCCTTTTCTTTTTTTTCTTCACATTTTCTTCACCATCATCTTCCTCATATAATTCTTCCTCTTCATCTTCATCCTCTTCATCTTCATCTTCATCTTCCTCATCTTCATCCAAATATTCGTCATAATAATCATCGTAATTTTCATCATATCCACCATTCGGACCACCTATTGTAAATATAATATTAAATTTACCATTTTTCATCATTTCTTCATTCTCATACATTTCATCCTCTTCATAATACAACGCTTCATCCTCTTCATCTTCATCTTCATCTTCATCCTCTTCATCTTCTTCCTCTTCATCAACCCATTCACCATCACCCTCTTCGTCAACCCATTCACTATCTTCATCTTCATCATCCTCTTCTCTTTTTAAATTTTTATTATTTTTTTTTTTCCTCTTTTTCTTAGATTTTTTTTCCTCTTTTTCTTCATCCAAACTTTCCTTTTTTTGTTGTCTAGAAATCCGACGCTTTTCTCTTTCATCAATTTCTTCATCTTCATCTGTTTTTGCATTTTTTTTCCTCTTTTTCTTTTTACAACTTTTCTTCTTCTTTTTATTATCACCACTATCTTCATCGTCTTCTATTTTTTCTTTCATATATTTAGATGGATATAATTGCCCAAGCATTTTTTTAAATTCCTTTTTATCTATTTTTTCATTTTCATCATATTCCACAAAGTCTTCTTCGTCAGATGATTGATTTTTTTTATAGTTTTTGCTTTTATTTTTACTCCTAGATTTAGGCATTTTCCCCTTTTTGTTTTTGTTATTATTATTTGAATTATCTGATTTTTTAACCATATTAATATTATGTATAAATAAGTATTTATATATTTTTCTGGTTCAATTTTTTATATAATTTAAAAAAATTATTTGAATATCAATAATAGTATCACTTACTTAAATAAAATATGTATTATTTAATCATATTATTTTAATAAATTGAAAAAAAACAATCTAAATATTGTTATCTTAATATAAGAAGGAATGAATAAAAAAGCATCAAAAATTATCGGAATCCAGTTTAGTATATTATCTCCTGAAGAAATTCGAAATGGTTCTGTTGCTGAAATAACAAGTCGTGAAACATATGTTAATAATAAACCTGTAATTAATGGGTTATTTGATCCTAGAATGGGTGTTCTTGAACCAGGATTAATTTGTCCAACAGACGGATTGGATTATATAAAAACTCCAGGTTATTTTGGACATTTAGAGTTAGCTAGACCAGTATTTTATATACAATATCTAAATACCATTATTAAAATTCTTAGATGCACATGTATTAAATGTAGTAAATTATTAATCAGTGCATCCAAATATAGTTATTTATTAAATTTAAACGGAAAAGAAAGATGGCAAAAAGTATTCAGTATTGCAAGCAAGACAAAACGCTGTGGTGAAGATTCGGAAAATGGGTGTGGTTGTCTACAACCATCAAAAATAAAAAGGGAAGGATTGGCAACATTATTTGCCGAATGGAAGAAATTAGATAATGATAGTGAACCTGTTATTATGAAATTAACACCTGAAATGGTTATTCGACTATTTAAAAGAATTAGTGATGACGATGTTAATTTTATGGGATTCAGTTCAAAATGGTCGAGACCTGAATGGATGGTTTGTCAAGTATTGGCTATACCACCACCGGCAGTTAGACCATCTATTAAACATGATTCGCAACAAAGAAGTGAAGATGATATCAGTCATATAATTGTTAATATTATTAAAACAAATAAAACATTAATGGAGAAAATTATGCAAAATGCACCATCAAATATTATTGATGATTGGACAACAGTATTACAATATTTTATAGCATCAAAAATTGATAATAAAATACCAGGTGTAGCATCTGTTGCACAACGATCTGGTAGACCATTGAAATCAATTAAGGAAAGATTAAACGGAAAAGGTGGACGTGTTAGAGGAAATTTAATGGGAAAACGTGTTGATTTCTCTGCACGTTCAGTTATTACACCAGATCCAAACATATCTATTAGAGAATTAGGTGTCCCTATTAAAATTGCGAAAAATATAACAAAACCAATTACAGTTAATAAAATGAATAGAAAATTCCTTACTAAATTAGTTGAAAATGGACCTGAAAAATACCCAGGTGCAAAAATTTTAGAAAAAGCAAATGGAGAAAATATTTCATTAAGGTATATTGATAGAGAATCTATAGTGTTAGAAGATGGTGATATTGTACATAGACATATGATGGATGGTGACGCCATATTATTTAATAGACAACCCACATTGCATAGAATGTCAATGATGTGTCATATTGTAAAAGTGATGCGTGTAGGCAATACATTTAGAATGAATGTTGCTGATACAAAACCTTATAATGCTGATTTTGATGGTGATGAAATGAATTTGCATATGCCACAAGATATACGTGCTGAAACGGAACTAAGGAATTTGGCAGCTATTCAATATCAAATTGTAAGTCCTGCAAACAATAAATCTATAATAGGAATATTTCAAGATTCATTATTGGGTTGTTATCAAATCACTAGAAAAAATATTCAATTCTCTAAAAGAGATGCAATGAATATATTAATGCATTATAACAATATAGATATAAAAAAATTATTTGCAAAAGATACAATTTCATCATTTGATATATTATCACAAATAATGCCACCTTTGTCTTTAAAATATAAAACAAAACACTTTGGCGATGATGAAGACAAAAAAGATTCTAATAATATTTTAGAAATAAATAATGGAAATTATATACGTGGTCAAATGGAAAAAGGTGTGTTAGGTGCTGGCTCAAAAGGTTTATTACAACGTATTTATAATGATTATGGGTATATGGCATCGGCAAATTTTATTGATAATTTGCAAAATATTGTAACTGAATATATGAAAACAAGTGCTTATAGTGTTGGTATAAGCGATTTAATTGCAAATAAATCAACCAATAATAAAATTGCAAATATTATTACAACCAAGAAAAAAGAAGTTAAGAATTTAATAGATCAAACACATCTTGGTATATTTGAAAATAAAACAGGTACTTCCAATAAGCAAGAATTTGAAAAACAAGTTAATAATATATTGAATGTTGCCTTAAAAGATGCAGGTAAAACAGGAAAGAAAAGTCTAAATGATAATAATAGATTTGTTATTATGGTAAATGCTGGTAGTAAAGGTTCCGATTTGAATATTTCTCAAATGATATCTTGTGTAGGACAACAAAATGTTGATGGGAAGCGTATTCCATATGGATTTGACGATAGAACCCTCCCACATTTCACAAAATTCGATGATACACCTGGTGCAAGAGGATTTGTTGAAAGTTCGTATATTAATGGATTATCACCAGAGGAATTATTCTTCCATGCGGTTGGTGGTAGAATTGGTATCATAGATACAGCTGTAAAAACAAGCCAAACAGGTTATATTCAAAGGAGATTAATTAAAGGTTTGGAAGATTTAATAGTTAAATATGATATGACAGTAAGAAATAATAAAAATAAAATAATTCAATTCAAATACGGTAATGATAATTTTGATACAACAAAAGTTGAAAGTCAAACCATTCCTATTGTTGCCATGAGCATCGAAGAAATATATAATCACTTTAATATTTTATATTCAAACAAAAGTAGTGATGAAAATTTATTTGATAAAATATATGATTCAAAAACATTTTCACGAATGAAAAAAGAAAAAACACAAACGAATACAAAATGTAAGGAAATAATTGATTTTATGATTGATATAAGAAAAGAAATAGTTGAAAAAGTATTTTCAAATAAATCAAATAAAAATGTTCGATTACCTATCGCATTTCATCACATTATTAATAATATAAAGGGTCAATTTATGATAAACGAAAATTCAATAGTAAATATAACACCATTAGAAGTATTTAAAATGCTGGATGTGGCATACTCAAAATTAGAATCCATTCATTATGTTAAACCCAACCTATTGTTTAAAGCTATGTATTATTATTATTTATCACCTAAAAATCTATTGGTATTTAAACGCTTTAATAAAAAGGCTGTAGAAACTCTAATAGAAAGTATTGTAATGTATTATAAAAAATCAATTATTTCACCGGGTGAAATGGTTGGTATGATAAGTGCCCAGAGTATTGGTGAACCAACAACACAAATGACACTAAATACATTTCATTTTGCTGGTGTAGCAAGTAAGTCAAATGTTACCAGGGGATTACCTAGGATCGAAGAAATATTATCATTGTCAGAAAATCCTAAAAATCCATCTTGTACAATTTATTTAAATAAAGACGAAGAAACAAATAAAGAACTTGTACAAAATATGATGTATAGAATTGAACATACAAAATTACACGAATTGGTTGATACAATTGAAATTTGTTTTGATCCAGATGATAGCAATACAAATATTCAGAATGATCAATTATTGATTAATAAATTCAAAGAATTTGAAAATGTAATGAATGAATGTAATGAAGAAACAGAAGATGACGACGAGAAATCAAAATGGGTAATTCGAATTGAAATAAATAAGGAAATGTTACTTGATAAAAATATATCTATGGATGATATTCATTTTGCACTGAAAAATGCATATGATGACGAAATCAATTGTATATATTCAGATTATAATAGCGATGAACTGATATTTAGAATACGATTAAATAATATTATAAAAAATTCTAAAAAGAAAAGTACTGGATATTCAAAGATTAATCCACTAGATCAGTCGGATGAAATTTATCTATTGAAAAATTTCCAAGATCACCTATTAAATAAGATTGTTTTGAGAGGTATAAAAAATATTAAAAATGTGACATTAAGAAAAATAACCGATAATGTTGTAGAACATAATGATAAATTTGAAAGTAAGACTATATGGGTAATAGATACAGTTGGAACCAATTTATTAGATTTATTGGGATTGAATTATATTGATAATACAAGAACCATTACAAATGATATTCAAGAAATTTACAAAGTATTAGGACTTGAGGCAGCAAGACAATCTATTATTAATGAAATTTCAGAAGTTATTGAATTTGATAGCACTTATATCGATTATCACCATTTAAGTGTATTATGTGATAGAATGACTTGTAATTTAAAAATGATTTCCATATTTAGACATGGAATTAATAATGACAATATTGGACCAATTGCAAAAGCATCTTTTGAAGAAACACCTGAAATGTTTTTAAGAGCAGCAAGACATGGTGAATTAGATACTATGCGAGGAGTGTCTTCAAATGTAATGTGTGGCCAAGAGGGGTATTTCGGTACTAACGCATTTAAAATATTATTGAATATGCGTGAAATGGCAAAAAGGCAACCAACAATTAAACCTAAGAAAAAAGAGTCTATTGATAAATTACTTGATGGCGATGAATCAGATGATGAATGTAGTAAGGAAAATATAGTTATTAAAAATAATACAGATAATATTAAAGAAAACAATGATAATGATGTAATCGATGACGGTTATGATATGGGGTTTTAATATGTATTTTAACATTTAGAAATCAATAATAATATAATTACAATTTAAAATATTAATTATATTATTAATTAATGAACTTATTTTATATTATCTTAAAACAATTTTTTCCGAAAATAAATATTACAACCGGAGCATTCGTATTAAGTGAATATGTTATACAAAACACTGATTTTATTGATTATTCTTTTATTAATGCGTATGACCGCATTTATATGAATTATATTGATAAAAATATAGATAAAAAACAGTTAATTAAAGAAAAATATAAACTACTATACGATAATATTATAGACAATGTATTTATCCCAATTGAAAAAAAAACTTATTTAATTTCAATATTTTCCCGAGCACAAAAAATTTATTTTTTATTAAATCGATTTGCTTATAAAATCAAAATAAAACGTTTTTTCCAAAGGAAAATTATAGATACGGATTTATTTTTAAATGACCTATCTTTATTTAAACCTGAACAAATTATTTCATTAATAGAAAATAATGTAATATATAAATTTAGAATAACAGATTTAATGCGAATAATTAAAAGTTCTATAATCAATTCAGATGAATTTTATTCTGTACCTAATAATATTAAAAACCCATATACAAATATTAAATTTTCAATTGCAAATTTGTATAATATATATTATTTTATAAAAAAATCATCATTCATAATGCCCGTTTTATTTCATTTATTTTTCCGTGTAAATTTTGATAAAAAACGTTTATTATCTGAATACGAATTAATAATAAATGAAGAAATCATAAGAAATTTTTTAGAAACATCGACTATAAATATTAAATGTCAATATATACTTGATATGTTTCGAAATTATAGAAATGACATATCATTTAAAATAGATCATGGTTTTCCAAATTCAATATTAATTAAAACATTTGAACCGTATTTAAAACATTATATTTATGCATCTTATTCATACAATTTGAATAAAAGACGCAATAATAAAGTGAAGTTACAGTCTAAACTTAAGAAATTTTCGAAATACAATAGATTATTTGGCAAAAAATATAAAATACATAATTCTGTATATAATAATACAAATTTATTGACAATTGATAAAATATTATCGTATATACCAAGTACTGCAAATTATTATGAAAAAGAAGGATGTTATTTTGTCGATACGGTATTAACACAAAAAAAGAATGTTTTTTATAATTTTAATAAAAATATAGAATTATATAAAAATATAGTAAGCAAAACAATTATAGATCATTCATTTACACATCATAACGAAAATGTAGTTATTTCTAATAATAATAATAATAATAATAATAATAATAATAATAATAATAATCGACGTTCACCTATTCATGGTGATAATAGCAGTGTAGAGTTGACACACACACAAAGCAATGAAACTACAAATGAAACTAGAGTATATAATTCAACTAATTACCAAACAGATACATTATCGGGTGATATTGATTATATACAAAATGAAATAAATAATATGAACGATATCGATTTAATGTTTAATTTACTTAACATTAATAACAATAGTAATGACAATAGTTCTTCAAGTGAAGAAGATAATAATGTAGCAGGTCGTGTAGCAGGTCGTGTTGAAGAGCATGTTGAAGAGCATGTTGAAGAGCATGTTGAAGAGCATGTTGAAGAGCATCTTGAAGAGCATCTTGAAGAGCATCTTGAAGAGCAAAATTTTAGTGATACAGAAGATGATATTGATGATTATGATACAGATGAGAATGCATTGGAAATGTTAAACGTTGATTCGGATAGTAACTCAAGTGATATGGATATTGATGAAGATTATAATAATACAACAATTTCTTCAGATTACGTATATGAAAATGAACATTCAATATACTCATATGAAAGACAATATGAATTATATACAAATCATAGAAATACTTATGAAATAAATTGTATTATGAATGAATTAATAACAAATGTTATAAATAATGTTATATATGAAAATGAATACAATAACAATAACAATATAATTATGATTTAATTAATATTAATATAATATAGTATTAATATTAACCAATTATGTTAATTTGATTTTTTTTTTAATTTTTTTAATTTTTTTAATTTTTTTAACCATTTTTTTTTTAGGTTTTACCGATTTTAAATTACCCTTTTCAGTTTTTTTTTTAGGATTTTTCAGTTTTTTTTTAATAGTTTTCTTAAGTTTTATTTTTCCTACTTTTTCATTATTTTTTTCATTATTTTTTTCATTATTTTTTTCATTGTTATTACTATCAACCCTTTTTATTGGATTTTCCTTTTCCTTCCTATCTTTCTTTATCTTAATTACCTTTTTAATTTTTAATTTAACAGGAGATAATTCCGTAACATATTGATTGAAATTAAATATACCAGTATTATTAATTAAATCTTGAAAAATATTTGGAGATTTTAATATATTAATTAATATATTATTTTCATAAGAAAATATTCTATAATTTGGAACAGTATTTATTGTATTTTTTGATTTTATGATAAAATATGATTTTGACTCCATATTTTTAATTATTGTTTGTTTATTTTCAATAAATTTAGTACTTGATAATAGTAACAATGGTATTTTATATCTACTACATAATAAATTAATATCTATACTGGTACAATAATAGTGATCACTATATATTAAATTTTCCAATGTTATTGCTTTTGTTTTCAACATTTTAACATATTTTTTTTTTCCCTGTGTTCTGAAAATAGCCAGCAATTTGGATAGATCTATTTTTTTATATTCTTCCAATAAATCGGTTTTCATCTTATTTATTGTGATATTATTACTTTTATTATTAATATAAATATACATTATTTTTATAATCATAAATGTACAAGACGCATTATTATTTATAATCAATTCTATTGTTTTTTTTGGGAAAACAGTTTTCCACTTACCAAAAACACTGTCCTTTTTTTTAATAATACATTCTCTCAATGCTTGTAATTTTAAATTTCTAACTTTATTTATTTCTGCTATTTCTATTTTTTGATCCAATACATTTTCATCTATTATTTTTTGATCAATTTTCATATTGTTTTCATAATCAAATTCATTTGAATATTGTACACTTTGAATCGGGTCTACGGTATCATATGAATTATATGTAATATATTTATTATTTTCAACTGGAATTAATTTTTCAAAAAAATTATCATTCAACAATGATTCTATTATAATTAATTCATTATTATTAACACTATATTTTGTTTTTGAAAAAGTTAGAAAACGGTTTGGTTTAAAAATAAACGAATTAACATTATTATATCTAATTAATTGATCAACCATTCTATAAAAATACACATCGTTATTATCGAATTTATGAACCAAATTAGTCTTTGGAATAATCAACGAACAAATTTGATCAGCATTTATTTTTGTAATATCACAATTAATTTTTTCATTACAATTTGATTTTATATTAAAGCAATTTACTACATTACCATTTTCTATCAATTTTGCATTATTTTTATCATCAAATATAATAATGTTATCTGTCAATTTTTTCAATATTTCTATTATCTTATTGAATTTATCGAAATACAATACATTTTTCGATACGATTAATCTTTCTATAGATGATTTAATACCAAAGTTTTCATATTTATTTAATAGTAATCGAACTATATTTCTAAAAATATTATAAAATCTTGTTTCTATTTTTAATTTTCTTATCATTTTAACACGTTCATTATCTTTGATATTTTTATTTTCAAATATTTGTATATCATTATTTATAAAATTAGATTCCTTTAATTTTATTAAATCATTACCATAAATATCTTGTTCTGGATTCTTTAATTGTATAAATTGATTTGTTTCTGTTAATATACCAACTATTAATTCATTTTCTAAAACTTTAATTTTTGGTGAACATAATAATTTTTCATTACTATCTTTTTTTATTTTATTTAAAAACATAATAGTATCTTTATAATTTTTATACACAGACACATTATCAATATAAACTGTATTGTACTTTTTAATTACAGTTGATGGATAACATGGTATGTATCCCGAATTACCGGTTTCACTTGTAATTTCCAACCCAATACACTTTCCAGAATAATTTATTACACAATTATTTATCGTATATTTCATTTTATTTAAAATATCAACCATTTCATCGCTTTTTATATTTGTTTTAAATTGATATGTTGTTGGGACACTCATTTTCGATGTACATTTTTTATTTTGCGTATTTATGATTACTTCAATTGTATTTTTAAGTTCCTTTAAAACACCACGTTCATTTAAGGAAAATGTTTTTTTTGTTATATACTTATTTCCAATGTCTTCTAGTATATATAATGGCTCATAATATTCATTTTTCCTTAAAATTATACAACTAGGTTTATTCTGATCATATGCATTTTTCGAATACTGATTTGTAGGACATATTACTTGAATGTTATTTGTATTATCATCATCTGGAATATCAATTATTATTATATTTAATCCCAGTGGAAACAAATTAAAATGAGGCATACTAATTATATCCCATAAATATGTATAATCTATTTTAATTGTATCATCTTTCAAATATTGAATGAAATTTTCCATAGAAGTAATTATTTCGATAAAAGACTTCTGTTCAAGCTTGTTCTCCATATTTGTATTTTTGTACAATAAACTTTTTTTATATTTTGATATATCTATATCGTTCATATCATATTTTTCATTTGGTTTCATGAATTGTACAACCAAATTACCATTTTGATATTTTATATAATTATCGATATCCATGATATTAATAATATATTGTTTCATTTCTTTTATTGATAAAATCTTACCATTCATCGAATTTGTTTCTGAAAATATATCTGAAATAGACGCAATGAATGATTGTTTTTCATTATTTTCAACACCTTTTCTTAAAATACATGGAATATTTTTCCTTAACTTTCTAGTCTCAATTTTAACACTGCATTGATTATTATCAAATTGCAAAAAATTCTGTATTGCTATTGGTAAATATCCCCATCTATTTTTTTGCAATGGATAAATTAAATTAGAAATAATATAGATATCATTCATAACATTTTTTTTCATATTATTCGGCTTTTTTTTTTTCATA